CGGTGGCCGGGCGGGCAGTTGGGTGCGCAGTGCTCCCAGCGGGCGGGCGTCGGCTGGTGGCCAACGCCGTGCTCGCGGTTGGCCTTTGCCCAGTCGGCGGCGATGCTGTCCGCGCCGGACGCTTGCCCTTCGATGACCTCGATGCCGGGCCAGCCGTCCTGGCGGGCGTCGTGCCAGGTGTCGAGCAGTGTGTCGTGGATGGCGGGGATGTCGCTGAAGGTGCGGCTGCCGGTGACGAGTACGAGGGCGAGGTATCCGTTCATGCCGCCCTCCCGGCCCATGCGTCGGCGGCGAACAGCCGTTCCAGGTGCTCCGTTTCGAGTTGTCCTGGCGTCTTGTGCCAGTACCGGACGTGGTTGATGGCGGCGCGCATGGCGTCGGCCCAGTCGTCGCGGTTCGGCTCCTCGCTGGACAGGGCACGGTTGGGCGCGAAGTGGAGGCAGTTGCAGAAGAAGCCCCATGCGCCGCGTCGGCGGCAGCGGAAGACCAGCGGGCGGCCGGGGCGCAGCGGAAAGCGGCCGGAGACTGCGCGGTTGACGCTCACGCCGCCACGTCCGTCCCGTGGTAGCGCTCGGCGGCGAGCCGGTGCCCGTGGCCGGTGAGCGTCCAGACGGCCAGCCGGTGGCCGTGCGTGGAGTCGAGCGTGGACGGCAGACCGTCGACCGGGACGCGGCGGGTTATCCCGGCGGCGCGCAGTCCGTTGATGGCCGCGCCGAGGAACCCGCGGCCCTGCTCGGGCAGCAGGTCGCGGATGTCGTTGGCGCTGAACGTGTCGTGGTCGCTGCCGTACAGCAGGACGACCTGCATGACGACGTACCGGTCCCAGTCGGACCCGGCGACGATCTCCGCGAGGGTGGCGTCACGGCGCCGGGCGGCCAGCTGTTCGGCGAGGGAGAGGTGGGTCATGCCGCACCCGCTTCGCCGGCGCCCCAGAAGCGGTCGTCCCGGAGATCGGGGAGCGCGGGACGGTTCCGCGACGGCAGCCGGTCGCGTTCCAGGGCGGCCACGAGGTCGTGCTCAGCATCACCAGGGATCACCAACGTCTGCTGGCGGCGGACGCCGTTCCGGTCGAGCTTGGGTGCGAGGTAGAAGTAGCGCTTCCCCTTTGCGGTGGGGTGCAGGTGCTCCGGTCCGTCCTTCCACTCCTCCTTGCGCACGTCCCAGCGGGTGTTGCGCTGATCGATCAGGTAGTCCTTGCGGTACAGGTGCTCGAAGAAGCCGCGCTCGCTGATCTCCGGGAAGTGCGTCTTGTGGAACACGGTCGGCGTGATGCCGGGGTTCGCCGCGTACTGGTCGGCGACCCGGGCCTTCGGGGACAGACGGGCGTTGGTCTCTGCCAGTTCCTCGTTCTCCGACCGGGCGTCTTCCAGCTCGCGGGCCTGCTTCGCCGCCAGTTCCAGGGCGTCTGCGAAGGACGTCGGGAGCGTGAACCGTGCGGAGCTCGTGGCTTCGGCGTCGAGCAGGTGCGTGCGGACAGCCTTCGCGACCTCGGAGCCGGTCAGGAGCTGGCCAACGTTGAGGATCGCGCGGCGCGAGAAGACCGCAAGCGAGCGCGTCTTGGTGCTGATCCCCAGATTTGCGGTACCGCCAAAAGGTGCCGCAAAATCACGCAGCTCAGCACCTCTGAGGACGCGCCGTCCGTTCGACTCCAACTCGGCGCGGTGGATTTCAACGACGCTCTCGATGGTCGGTACGGGGACCTTGTAGAAGGCCGCGATTCCATCGGTGGTGACGTGCATGCCGTCCGACAGGAGCGCGAGCGCCCCGACCTTGTCGAGGACTTCGATGTGGGCGATGGTCTGATCCCGTCGAGTGCGGGACTCCGTGAGGATCAGTTCGTCGGTCTGGATCGGCTCTTCGTTGGCCATTGGGTCCTCCTCGGGTGTGTTGTGCTGGTGGGTGGCCGCCCGCGCATTCCGGGCGCGGGCAGCCGGGGTTCAGCGGTAGCGGCGGATGGTGTCGGTGCTGACGCGGTATTCGAGGGCGAGGGCTCTGGGGGTTTCGCCGTCGGCGAGGCGGTGGGAGATCTCGGTTCGCTGGCGGGAGGTGAGCTTGGGCGGGGACCAGTGCGGCGGCCGGGCGTTGCCCGCCTGCGCGTACTTGCCGGGGTGGTCGGTCACGGCGCCACATCCCCGAGCGGCTGGTCGAGCGGCGTCCCGGTGTCGGCGTGCAGCCGGTAGTCGTCGAGCACGCGGTCGAGCGCGTGCCACTCCGGCGGCGGGGAGTCGTAGCCGTCCACGTGCTGGTCCCGCTGCGCTTTGAGCCACGCCGCGACGTGGTCGCCGCGACGGGGCTGGGGCGGCAGGTCGTAGCCGGGGCCGGAGTGGGTCACGGCGGCCAGCAGGCGGCGGAGGGTGGTCATCGCGCGCTCACCGCCCGACGGCTGGGAAGGGCGTCGTACAGGGCCTTGTGCCAGCGGGCATCGCCGAGCGCGGTGTGCGCCACGTCCTTGGCCGGCGGTTCGACGCCGAGGCGGCGCGACAGGGCGTATGAGGAGATCGGACCCTTCGCGGACTGCTCTGCCACCCACTCGGGGTCGATGGCGGTCAGATAGCCCTCGGCGCGGGTGGCAACGCACACGGGCCGGTAGTGCCAGTTCGGCTCGATGTCGTGGCGGTGCAGCAGTTCGCCGATCCAGTTGGCGTCGAACTGGGCGTTGGAGCCGACAATGACCGCGCCGTCCAGGACGTTGGAGATGGCGGTGGCCACCTGCTCGCGGGTCATCCGGATGATCGGATGGTCCGGATGCGCTCCGGATGCCTCGGCGTCGTCGGGGACGATGAAGCGCTCCCCGTAGCGGCCGAAGCGAAGCGACACCGGGTCGGCAGTCGCCAGGTCCGGGCGGACCTGCCACACGTGCTCGGTCTCGGTGCCGTCCGGGCGGCGGCGGATGATGGCGATCTCCCACGGGACCCGGCCGCGCGGGTTCAGGTGGGGCGTCTCTGTGTCGGCGAAGGCGAGGATCATGCGGCACCGCCCTGGGTGAGCTGCGGCAGGATCAGGTGGTCGATCTGCCTGGTACGCCACGCCTCGGCGATGGCGGCCCGGCCCTCGTCCGGCAGGGTCATGCGGGTGTATGAGGTGCGGCCCTGGATCTCCATGCCGGGCACGTCGTGCAGTTCGCCGGTCTCCTTGTCGCACCATCGGGCGACCCCTGCCGCGGTGGCCTCCTTGAGGACCAGCGCGGCCCAGGCGGGCCGGACTTCGGTGACGACGCGGCTGGCGACCTCGCCCGGCCGGACGGTCGCAACCCACTCGCGGAACGCCTTCTCGTCCGTCACCACGGCGGCGGCCTTTGGCTGTACGAGGCTGACCTTGCCGACGTCCTGCCCGTCCGGCAGGGTCACGCCGACCTGCTGCGTGCCCGTCTCCTCCTTCGCGGCCTTCAACTCGGCCTGGAGGTCAGCCTTCGCGGTCTTGAGTTCGGCGCCGATCGCATCCACGAGGGCGGAGAGGACTGCCGCACGGCGGGCGGCATCTTTGAGGCTCACGTGATCTCCTTGGGGAGCGGGGGCGCCGCAGATTCGAGCTGCGGCGACCCCGTGTCGGGTGGTGGGTTACGCGGCACTGCCGCGGAGTTCGGTGAGGAATCCGCCGATCTGACCGGCGGTGGCCTGGGATAGCGGCAGGCCCTTGGCCTGCTCGAAGTCGGCCTCGATGGTGGGCAGGCCGACGCTCTCGGCCCACTGGCGAAGTTCGCGTTCGGCGGCCTCGGCCTGCTCCTGGGCGGACGTGGCCTCGCCGGTCAGCACGCGGCCAGTCGGCGCAGGCTGCTGCACGGCGAAGTCCTTCGCGCGTCGGGTCAGGTACTTGCCGAGTTCGTCGGCCTCCTTGGTGTCCGGCGCGAGCACGGCCGCCTCCATCAGGCGCCCGGTCTTGGCCAGCGACCACACCTTCCGGAACTGCTCACGGTCAGCCGCAGTGGCCGCCTTGTCGGCGAGCACCTGCGCGGTCTCCTGCGGCTCGCCGAGGAACTGCTCGGGCTCGGCCTGAACCTGCGGGGCCGGAGTAGTCCACTGGTCCGGCTCGCCGGCGGGCACCGCGCGGAGCTGCTGCACCGGAGCGACCTCGGGGCGGACCGCGTCACTCGGGCCCGCCATGGAGTCCACCCACTGGTCGAGCGCCTCCCGCGCCGGGCTCACGGCGGGCGCGTCGGCGGCGACCGGCGGAGCGGGCTTGACCGCCGTGCCCCGCTCCAGAATCAGCGCCTCAAGGGTCATCGGCGCGGCCGTGCCCGGGTGCAGAACGCCCGTACCGAGAAGCCCCTTCTCCTTGGCCTGCCCGTACAGCTCCCGCGCGCGGGGGTACGTCAGCGTGTTGGTCGTCAGCTCATCGACGATGGCCTGCGCCCGGTCGATGCCCTGCCCGAGCTGTTCGAGGATGACCTCGGCCAAGTCCTCGCCCGGGTGGCGAACGGAGAGGTTGTACAGCGGCGAATAGCGGGTCTTGGTGACCGTGCCGGTGCCCTCGATCATGTCGATGACTACGTCGACCTCGTACTCGGCGCCCTCGCGCTGCACGGTCTTGACGCCGACCTTCGTGACCTTCTTGCCCTCCATCTCGTAGTCGTTCTTCGTGCGCATGGTGACGATGACGTGGCCGGGGAAGTTCAGCAGGGCGTCCAACATGTCCTGCTCCAGCTCGTTCACCGGGGCCCATGCGGTATACGAGCCGCCGAAGTGGCCGGGCTTCTTCGACTCCTGGTCGACGCGAGCCAGCAGGCCGCCCTTGCCGGCCCAGAAGTGCGACCACGAGTCGATGATCAAGACGGCGAGGCGTGCCTGCTCGGCTGCGGCCACAGCGGCAATCAGGTTCTCGGGGCTGCACACGGCCATCGGCAGGTGGGCGAACTCGTGAGACTCGATGTCGGGGCGTCCGGGGACGGGGGCGTACTTGAGGGCGGTGCCTCGCTCGGTGTCGACCACGCCGATGGGGCCGCCCATGGCGAGTCCTTCGGCGATGCGCAGGGCCGACTTGGTCTTGCCCGAGCCGCCGGGGCCCTGGAGGGCGATGCGGGCTTTGGCGGTCTCGCGGGTGGCGGGCGCGAAGGTGAAGGTCGTCATCAGGCTGCGCTCCCCGTGGCGTCATCGACCGCCGTGGCGATGGGGAACGCGATGTCGACGTAGGCCCGCTCTACGCCGGGCTCGCGGGCGGCGAGGGCCCGCTGAATGCGGAGGAGGCGGAGCCCGCCGGCGGTCAAGGTGGAGACGAGCTGGTCGATGTCGGCGCTGTTGCCGATGGCTCGGAGTTGGAGTTTCACGGTGTTGCTCCGGTCTGCTGTGGATGTGGTCGGTCGGTTTGGGCCAGGTCCCGCGCCGCCTCTCGGGGAGGGAGTGCGGCGCGGGGCCGGCGGCCGTGCGAGCGCTGGGGGGAGCGCTGCGAGCACGGCGTCTGGGGGTGGCTACTTGCAGGTGGGGTCGCCGGGCACGACGGCGATCGCGGCGTAGGCGTTGTCGCCGTGGTAGGCGAGGTAGATCCGGTTGCCGATATCGCACTTGGTGGCCGCGTTGGAGAAGCCGTCGGGCATGCGGATGAGGTCGGCCGGGCTGCCGTTGTCGTTGCCGCTTCTCGGCGCGTCCTTGAACGGCTCGGTGTACTTGGCGCCGCAGCCGGCCAGCAGGCCGATGGCGGCCGTGGCTGCCACGGCGGCGGCGATGATGCGGTTACGGGTCGAGCGCATGAGAGGTCTCCAGGGATGCGTCGGGTAGGGCCTTGGCGGGTTGGCCGCGGCCTGGGCTGGCTGGTGGGCCGGCGAGCGGGGCGGGTGGTCAGTCCCGCTCGCCGGCCGTCAGTGGGGGTGGCTGGCGCGGTAGTCGCGCTGCCGCCGGGTGCAGGGGCAGACATCGACCAGGTCGGGGCTGGCTCGGAACACGCAGGTCTCGCCGTGGTGGAGCGGGCGCGGCTTCGGCTCGGGCGCGAGCGGCCTGAGTTGGCGGGCGTCCCAGGCGCGGCGCGTGTCGTCGTACAGGGCGCCGTCGGGGTGGCGGTAGAGGACGTCGGGGGCGGTCACCGGGCGCTCCCGAGTGCTTCCGGGAGAGTCATGACGCTCATCTCGCGGGTCGTTTCGCTGTCCGCCCGGAGCTTCCGGGCGTGCTCAAGGTCGAGGAGTGTGCGCTCGTAGATGGGCGCCACCGGATCTGGCTCGGTGGTGTCGCGTTCCATTGGCGGCAAGGTCATCGACGTGGCCTCTTGCAGCTCGGCCTTTACCGTCAGGTAGGCGGCGGTCAGCTTCTCGCTGGCCTCGCCGGCGGCCTTGAGCTCTAGCTGGAGCGAGCCCACGTCGATGGCGTCAACTTTCTTCCGTGCGAGCCGGGCCTTGTCGGCCTCGTCGCGGCGGGCGACCTTGTCCTCCAGCAGGGCGATACGCACCACGGCGTCGCGCCAGCCCTGCTCGGCGGTGCGGGCACGGTCGCGCCACTGGCGGCGGGTCACGCACAGTCGGCGGCGGCCCTTGGTCTGGCGGCTCATGCCTGCCCCCTGGTGGTCTGGTTGGTGAGGCCGAGTTCGTCGAGGAGTTCCAGCAGGTGGGTGCGCGCGGCCGGGTCTTTGGCGATGAGCCGGCCCGCGAGCTTGGGCATCTGGTCGTCGAGCGGGTGCGGGTGCTCGGCGGCGATCCGGTCGGCGACGTGGACGGCTGCGGCGCGGGTGGCGCTGGGCCCGGACGGGGCCGCCGAGTGGGCGCCCATCCGCTGGGGGTCAAGACCCATCACGACCTCCCTGCGGGCACGTACCAGCGGCGGCCGGGTGTGCTGCGGAGGTCGAGAACGCCCATGCGGCACAGGGCCCGGAGGTCGTGGCGCTGGGTGGCGTGCTTGGGCGTGTCGTAGCCGTGCTGGGCGTAGGCGCGCTCGACGCGGGCCCGGGTCCACTCGCCGCCCTGGCGACGCACCAGGCTGCACAGCAGGACGAGACGCGGGTGGAGGGCCGGGGTGGTTGCGGTGGCCATCAGCGCGCCTCCTCGTCGGAGACTGCGACCTCGGCGGGCGGCTCAGTACAGTCGTACTCATGCAGCCACTGCCCGAGGTTCTGCTGGGCGAGGAAGGTCCAGTCGGCGGTGTCGGTGAGCCAGCCGATGGCGAGACGCCTGCCGCCGTCCGGGTGGGTGGTGATGGCGAAGCACTGGAAGGTGCAGCCGTCGCGGCGGGCGTAGGTGCGGTCGGGCTGGAAGAAGTCGGGCACGACACCCAGCGCCTCGTTCACGACGGCCTCAACGCGCCGGGCGAATTCGGCCGCGTCGTCGTCGGACTCGTGGACCATGTACGCGTCCAGCGCCTCGCGGGCGGTGGTGGCGCTCACTTCTCGTCTCCCTTCGGCGGTGTGGCGGGGTACCGCTCGCCGCTGCGTCCGAGGCGCATGCCGACGGCGACACCGAGCGGAACAGACAGGGAGACCCAGGCGGGCAGGCCGATCACGAGGCAGATCCAAAGCCAGTGCGGCATCACGACCCCTCCTTCGGGATCTCGGGGTGCCGCGGGTAGACGGGGGGCGGGTCCCAGGTGACGGGCGGTTCGAAGCCGTCGGTGACGGACTTGGGGTAGCAGTGGGCGGTGTCGGGCTCTTCGGCCTGAAGCGGCGCCGCGCCGGTCCACTCGCGCAGGCCCGGGATGTGGCCGGAGAACAAGGCCACGAGGGTGAGCGCGACCACGACGCCGAGGACGATCAGCGAGCCGATGAACATCACGCCTCACCGCCCGGGAGCCACGTCAGGTTCACGGACCACGTGCGCGCCGCGCCGTAACCGGTGGCCGCCAGATCGCCGGTCCCGACCAGCACGCCAAGGTCGGCGGCAGCATCGGTCGGCCACCAGCCTTGGCGTCGGTACCAGTCCCGCGCGCTCGCCAGCGTCAGCACGCCAAGGTCGGCGGCCGCCGCCAGCAGCCGGGCGCGGCGACCCGACACGGCGGTCATGAGGCACCGCCCGCGGCCTCTACGCGCCGCACGATCCCGGCGATGCGGCCGAGGAGCGCGTCGCCCGTCGGGCCCTCACCGCGCGAGGCCAGGACCTTGTTGATCTCGGCGAGGGCGGAGCGGACGAGGCCGACTTCCGTGGCCTGCCGCACCCGCTCGGCGCGCTGGTGAGCGGATTCCCGCTCCTCGGCCGCCAGGTGCGCCAGCAGCGCGGGTACGTCGGTGCGGGCGTGAGCGACGAAAGCGGCGTCATCCTGAGTGCAGTTGCCGACGTAGCCGAAGCTGATGTCGAGCATCCCGTCCTCACTGGACACCCAGCGAGTCAGGCTCTCCCTGTCCTCGACTACGCCCCACGGCCCCTTAGTCGCGGCGGCCTCGCGGCCCCGGATCTCGGCACGCTGCTCGTCGGTCAACAGGGGGACCGTCGGCGCGGGCTCGGCGCAGAAGAGGCAGGAGCCGTTGTGCCACTGGTGGCCCGTCACGTTCACGGTGCAGGTGATCGTCGGGGCGGTCATGAGGCCAACCCCCGAACGAGCTCGTTGGCCTCGTCCAGCGCGGTGTCGAGCTTGTCCTTGAGCGTGTCCCGCTCTCGGACCACGTCCGCGTAGTTGTCCCGCAGTTCCGACAATTCGTCTTCGAGGTTGCCGACCAACTGATCCAGCTCTTCGATGCGGTCTTCCGGCGTGGCGATGTCGCTCATCGCGCTCCCCCCTTGGGCTTGCGGTTGGCGGTCTGGGTCGGTTCGGGCAGCGCGCCCTCAGGGGGCTGGCCGAGCGTGGTGACGATCACGACGGCGGTCACCAGCGCGGCAGCAGCCCGGCGCGGGGCGGAGGCGAGGCGGCGGATCATGCGGCCACCCGCCTGGTCCGCATCGCGTTGCGCCGCCAGAACGGGTCGGCCGACGTAGTGGGCATCCCGGCCTCGGCATGCGCCGCAGCCAAGCCCTCCAGGAAGCCGGCGACGCCGGACAGGTCGCTGACCTTGATCAGCGCCCGCAGCTCCCTCTCCGAATCCACCAGCAAGTCGCCCGCGTGTAGGCCGCGCTGGAATCCCCGGCGAAACGCCTGTGGGTCATCGGCGCACATGGCGCGCGCCTCAGCGATCTCAACGGCACCCATCACGCCACCACCCGAAACTCGGGGTGGAACCGGGCGTGCACGTCGCCGATCGCGGCCAGGTAGTCGGCCGTCTGCCCCGGCAGCCAGGTCGACTCATCCCGGCCGAACACCTCGTGCAGCGTCACGTCCACCGCGGCGACCTGAGCCATCTCCGCGTCGACCGTCGCCTGAACCAGCGGGCCGAACCGCTTCTCGACCTGGCTCAGCGTCCACGGGTACGACGGGCCATCGCCCCGGTCGTCGGGATTGCTCGGGCTGTCGCACGCCAACACCACGTCGCCGTCAGCGGCCACGCCCGCCGGACGCCACACCTCGCCGTTGCGGTCCACCAGGAGGGGGGTCACTGGGACTCCCCGCCGTCGGAAGAGGCGAGATCGTGGCCCGGGACGTACTTCGCGCAGCCCTTGGAATGCAGGCCCCAGGAGCGGGCGCACGTGCAACGGGTCGTCTCGGCTGCACCGCTGGGACGAGGGCTGGGGGTCCAGCCCGGATAGTCGGCGTCAGTCGCGCAGCACTCCGGGTGCGCGAGCAGCTCAAGGTCCAGGGAGTACGCGAGCCGGTCCGACTCGGAATGCGTCGCAGCCATCGCCGCGCGCAGCGTCTCCACCGACACGTCCAGGTCCGCGATCGACAGCGGAGGCGTCGGGGCGGTCATCGGGTGCCGCCCGACTGGGCGTTGCGCTCGGCGGCGTACAGGGCGCCGACGCCGTGGCCGGTCAGCAGCACCTTGACGTGGCCGAGCTCGCCCGTCGCGGTGGCGTAGGACCCGCGGTAGGTCATCCGGCCCGCGGGGATGTGGAAGCGGCCCAGCCACCAGTCCCAGTCGCCGAGGCTGGCCGGGGTGACGTAGACGGTCAGGGTCTCGTCGTCGACCGGCTCGGCCGTGGCGTCCTTCGGGTACTTCTCGGCGATGATCCGCGCCAACCGGGCGGCCCGGGAGTTCGGGTCGACCGGGCGGCGAGCCGGGGGCTTCGGGGTGGACGTGCGGCCCTCAAGCTCGGCGACGCGTGCCTCCAACTCGCGGAGACGGGCGTCTGCGGCCATCGTCTGGGAGTGCCAGTAGTCGCGCTGCCCGCTCGCCTCGGCGCGGAGGGCCTCCACGATCGGCATCAACGCGTTGGCGTAGCCGTCGTAGCAGCGCTCGCAGTCGGTGCACTTGCCGCGGTCGCCGGGCTCGAACGAGCAGTCGCCGCAGAAAGCGCCCGCGTCGGACAGGACGGTCTTGATCTGCTCGCTGACCTCGGCGAGTCGCTCGGGAGTCAGGGGGCTGGTGATCAGCTCGGGCTGATCAGGTTGAATAGGAGACACGTGTGCCGCCTTTCATCTGGGTTCATCAGACGGGTGGGTGGTGCGCGAGGGCTGCTGCCGGGGCTTGGCGGAACCGGCGGCGGCCCGGGGGGTCAGGCGGCGGCGGGGGCTGATCGGCCGATGCGGGTGGGGTCGACCTCGTCGGCCTCGGCGATGGCTCGAATGTGCTTCGCGCGGAACCGCGGGAAGCGGCCGATGAGCGTGAACGGAATCCGCCTCGCAGTGATCCGCTCGGTGACCCAGTTCTCCGTCACGCCGAGAACCTCTGCGGCCTGCTTCGGCGTCAGGCAGATGAGCTCGGGGTCTATCCCGACGGGCTTCTGGTCGACCGGCTTGTCCGCCAGGGCCTCCAGCGCCGACGCGAGTCGGGCCAGTACGTCCTGGTCGATGTGGGGGTCAGCCTCGGGGGTGCTGGCCAGGTTCTTCCTGGTCACCGGTTTTCTCCCTTGTAATTGATCTGATGGAGACGTCCAGGACAGCGGCTGCTGCGTGGAGGGTGTCGTCGCTGGCGCCCTGCTTGTTGGTCTCGACTCGGGACCAGAAACCGGGGTCCTTTTCGATGAGTCGCGCAAACCGCCGCAGGGTGATGCCGCGCAACTGACGGAAGTCCCTGATTGCGGTTCCGTTCGGTGTCACGAGACTCAACGTAGGCGCTTCGTTGGGTCTTCGCAAGGTCTTCGATGGGTTCCAATGCGCATCGACACGCGTTCGTTAGGTGTCGACAGGTCGCTATGTAGAGCGCAGAAGGGGGCGAACGGCACGTAAAAGGCAACACTTCGCGCCCGCGCACACCGATCAATGCAGGCCAACAGGGGGAGCCGCTATGTCCCCGTTGCCTTCGGCTGGTGCATGATGTGCCGCATGGGTAAGCAGTGGGATCGGCTCGCACTCGCCATCCAGGCGGCGCGGAAGAGCCGGCGGATGCCTGACGGCACCGCGATGACGCAGCGCCAGTTGGCCGAGGCGACCGGCCTCAGTCTCGGCACGGTCCAGAACCTTGAAGACCCGAAGAAGGAGTACAGCCGCCAGCCTCGGGCATCCCTGGCCGCCGTAGAGGCGGTCTTCTGGCAGCCGGGATCAGTGGACGCCGTACTCGACGGAGACGACCCCACGCCTCAGCAAGACGAACCCCCCGCCCCGGATCCAGTCGCCGAGCCGGCCCTCAGTCATCTGCCGCTGCGCGTCCGGCACGAACTGGCCGGCGTCGTCGTCGACACGGAGGTCCTGGACCTCTCTCGCAGCGGCATGAAGATGGTCGTCGTTGTCACTCGCGAAGCCGACGCCGAACCCCCCAGCGACGAGCAGATGCGCAACGACCTTCGCGAGTGGAGTCGCCTTCAGCGCCTGCTCCGCAACATCGTCACCAGTAACGAATCTGACGATCCGTCCTCGTTCTGACCAGTTCGCTACAAGTCTCGTCGTTTGACTGCCAGATCATGACGCCGTGTGGTTCGATACGCGGTACCTGCGAGGGGGGGCACCGCTCAGCGGGTTAGGGGGACCTCGATGCGGGTCCAAGGCGTACCGGTCCGTATTGAACGCGTGCCTTCCATCCCTTACGGGGTGAAGGTGTTCATCGACGGACCACCCAACGAGGCCATCGTCGCCTGGGTCCGTGAGGACCAGAATGAACAGGAAGCGGCGTCGCTCATCGCCCGCTGCCTGGCCGGCGTCAGCCTCAAGGGTCGACGCGAACTGTTTCTGTTCGCATCGTGAGCACAGCGTCCCGATGCGGCGGGGTCCGGGGACCCCGCCGTCGGGGCGGTGTCATTCCCCTGGCACCCCTGGAGGACACCCATGGCGCACGCCGAGAAGCGCTACTCCAAGAAGGACAAGGCTTGGTACTGGCGCGTCAAGTACAAGCTCCCCAACGGCAGGTACGGCTCTGCGAGCAGGGACGACTTCGGCAACCGCTTCAGGACGGAGAAGTTGGCCGAGAGCTACGGCCATGCGATGGAGACGGACGTCGCCCGCAAGGTCTTCTTCAACCCCCGCGACGGGAAGATCACCGTGGCGGAGTGGTCGAAGCTCTGGCTTGACATGATCGACGTTGGCCCGCTGTCCGAGAAGGAATACCGGCTGCGGATCAAGAACCAGATCCTGCCGCAGTGGGGCCCGGTCGCCATCCGCGACCTGTCTCCCACCGCGATCGCCATCTGGCGCAAACGGATCAGTGGGGAAGTCAGCAAGAACTATGTCGACGCCATCATCTCGACGTTCCGCACCATGCTCGATGACGCGGTCGCTGAGAAGATCCGGGGCGACAACCCGGTGGCGTCGCGAAAGTCCGGCCGGCGAGGCCGTTACCGGCCCAAGCCGAAGCAGGAAGACAAGGTCATCGCCACGCCGCGGCAGGCGCTGCTGGCTGCCAGGAACGCCCTGGAGATGCACGGGCTGAACGAGTACGCCCTCGTCCTCACCAGCGCCTACACGGGCCTGCGGATCGGCGAGGTGGCCGGCTTGCACCGCGATCAGCTCGCCCTCAAGGACAAGGGACAGGGCGCCCGCATTCACGCGATACAGCAGAGCCAGTACGTCAACGGCGAGTTCACCGAGATCGAGCCCAAGTACGACTCGGGTCGGGGGCTGATCGTCCCGCCGTTCCTGGCGCAGCTGCTGCGGGACCTGGTGGGCTTCCGGCCCGGATCGGAGTGGGTGTTCACCGCCCCGAAGGGCGGCCGGCTGCTGCGCAGTGGCGACTGGTACGCGGACACGTGGGGGGTGTTCATCGACGGCCGGGCTCCGCTTCCGGTGCGCCGCGGTGCGAAGGCCCGGACCGGCTTCCGGCCGGTGCTCGGCATCGAGGGGATGGTTCCTCACGGTCTGCGACACAGCCACAAGGTCTGGCTCGATGGCGGCCGGCACCCTAGGGTTGCCGTAGAAGCGCGCATGGGGCACGAGCTCCCGGGCGTCGAAGGAACGTACTCGCACGTGACGCTGCAGATGGAGCTGGATATCTCAGCCCATCTCCAGGAGCTGTGGGAGGACTCGTTGAGGGTCCGGCCCGAGGTCCGCGAGTACGGCCAGTTCCCCCCGCCGAGACCTCCGCGTAAACGATCTCCAAGAAATCTCCCAAAAGATCATCGGGGATCTTGACGCACCGAAACGGCCCCACCGCACTCAGGCGGTGGGGCCACGCTTCTGCCAGCACTCTATGCGCGTCCTGCTGCTAACTAGCCTCAGCGGATCGGCAGCCCGGACAGGGTACGGGCGATGACCAGCCGCTGGATCTCGCTGGTGCCCTCGAAGATCGTGTAGATCGCGGATGACGGTTACCTGATGGCAGGTCACGGCCATTGGTCATTCGCGATCAGCGCAGAACGTGGGCGTTCGGTTGGTGTTCGAACGCCTCGAAGCGGGTCCAACGGCATTCGCCAGGAAAGATCATCGCCCAGAAATCTCCCAGATCCCCCGCGGGGCCTCCAGCATCTCCCAGGCGTAGCACGCGCCCCGCCCTACAGGCGGGCGGGGCGCGCTCAGTGCCGAGTACCCCGAGGGGGGGCACTGCTTCCCAGGACACCCGGCACGAATTTGAGGGACGTCAGTTACCTATCCGCCGGATGCGCCTGTCATGAATCTTTCACCCGATCGAGTGAACACACGTTCGATATTGGCACACGCGTCCCGGCCTCGCGGCGTCTCGATGCCGCGGAGCTCGATCTGCGGTGGAGCGGTTGTAGGCGCCTGCTCATCTCGCGGGGCCTGGGCGAGGAGCTGGGGGACGGGGCGCCCTTCGGTCAAGATCGCAAAACACTTCAAAGTTGCTGTGGCTTAATGATCAACGCCACCACAGCGTTTGTCGAGTGCCAGTACAGCCGCCACTACCCGACTGGGTTCATGACCGCCGCCGTATCCACGGACACCGCATCCAACTGTGGCGCCTACATAAGGGGCTGACCCAGGAACAGGTGGCCGAACGCACCGAGCGGACGCTGTCCCTGTCGAGCTGGCAGCGCATCGAGGCCGGCGGAGAGACCCGCTTCTCGGCGATCATCCTGGTCGCTAACGCACTGGGCGTGCCCATTGGAACCCTCCTCTCGACCGATCCGGAAAGCTGACCGCCCGCCAGAACGGGGGTCCCTGGCGGGCAGTGGTAAGGGCCCACCCTCCCGCTACGCGCATAGTCGGGGCAAGGGTGCATCCCTAATCTGTTACGTGCGCCATACAACCCGCTCCCCCGCCTGCCGCCGCCCTCGGGGGGCGTGGACGGCGGCAGGGTTCGGGCCAGCCGGCGACCTTTGCCGTCGCGCCGGCCGGCCCGGCTCAGTGGAGCACGCGCCGCGGCGGCTCGTCCGTACCGCGGCAGTCGCTCAGGTGGATGTACAGCTGGCTGGACGAGGTGCCCTGCTCCACGGCGACTTCCTGCGCGTCGCCGGGCGGCATGAGTTTCTGGCAGCGGGCGCAGCGCAGGGCGTTGGTCGAGGTGGTCATGCCGGCCCCTCGGATGCGACCGACGCCACGTCCAGGCGGTGTTCGCCGAGCGGCACAAGGCCCTTCGCGCGGACACAGGCCCGGCAGGCGTACCGCGGCGCGGCGCCCGGACCGGTTGTGGTCTCGTCCTTGGGCTCCAGCAGCTGCGCCTCGCGCTCCGGTACGTCGCCGCCGTGTACGGAGCAGGGACGGTTCATGACCCGCCCGCGCAGACGCCAAGGCAGTGGACGGTGACGGTCGTCTGCGGCGCCTCGTCGGGGGCGTGGACGATGCACGCGGCGTCCTCGGTCTGCCGGCCATCCGCGTGGATGGTGACGATCGTGCCGGGCGTCGACCGCATGTCGTACAGCGGTGCTGCCGTCGTGGGGCTCACCCGTTCGACTGGGTGCCGGGTATTCTCGGTCATGTCGACCCGCTCCTCGCTGGGGTTGACCAACCCCCCGGGCCGTGTCAGCGGTCGCGGGGGTTCCTCTTTTGTCCGAGCGTACTCACAGCATGCTAGGCGCGCTAGGCACTGCTTATCTCGCGGTATGTCCGTGGTGTGCCTAGCGTGGCCGCATGATCGATTACGCGTCCGACGTTCCGCGCTGGCGGCAGGTCGCCGACGTGATCCGGGCGCGCATCGCCGACGGCACCTACGGCCCCGGCGACCGGGTTCCGTCCGTGATTGGACTCCAGGCGGAGTTCGGGATCGCGCAGGCGACCGGGCAGAAGGTGCTGAGCCGGCTGCGCGAGGAGGGCGTCATCTACACCGTGCCTGGGTTGGGCTCGTTCGTGGCCCAGCCGGACGCCGGTTGACTCGGCATATGCCGTCCCGCCTGCCGGTGTGGGCTCCTGTCACACCCGGCACCTACGCTTGATCCATGTCCCCCGCTCCGCCCCCTGGCCCTGCCGCGCGCCCGTCTGCGGCGGACATTGACGCGCAGATCCGGGAGCTGACCGCCGGCCGGGTTGTCTGGTCGCGGGAGGCGCTGGCGGAGTGGCGCGGGTTGGTGGCCGCGTTCGTGGCGGCGCAGCGGGACGAGGAGCGGCTACAGCGCGGGGACGTCGCCGAGGTGGCATGAGACTTTTTCCTGGTACCAGGAAAACGGCTGGTCAGGATCACTTAGCGAACATCCGCAAAGCGATCGGGCAGTCACCCGATGGAGGCCTGGGCGCCACCCCGCCACTACGCTCGAACACATGACCGATCCACTTCCCGAACCGCCGCGCGTCCGCGTCACCCTTCCCGGGGGCCGCGTTGTTGACGGACTCCTCCTCGGCTGGCGGCAGGACCCGGACGGCGGGTGGGTGCCCGCGGTCGCCATCGAGGTGCCCGCTGGGGCCGTGACGCGCGTGGCCGGCGAGGACTACAGCCAGGTGCCCCGGACGCCGGCCGGGCCGCGGTACGTCGTCCAGCGCATGGCGCCGCTCAACGGCAAGCCCCGGCGAGAACTCCACACCGGGAACTGCTGGATGTACACGCGCGACCCACTCCTCACCACCCCCGTCGACACCGCCGAGGAAGCGGCCGACCTGATCCGGGAAGGGGCCATCGCGTGCGAGGTGTGCCGGCCGAAGCCGTGAAGGAGGGGCGGGAGTAAAGGCGTCGGTATGCTGGCGCGGCGACGCCCCCGCCAGGTCAAGTGGCGGGGGCGTCGCTTTTCGCGCAGAGTCAGCTCACTCTTCGTTGATGATGGCGGCGATGGCGGCGAGCTTCTCCGCGTCGCCCTTGGTGTTGAGGCGGCGCAACGCGTTTTCAGCGCGGGAGAAGTTGTCGCCTCGAACCGCCTCTACGACATCGGCAGCAGGGGTGCCGAGTTGGTAGACGACCACTTCGTTCTCCTGGTAGGCCGGAAGCTCGGCAGGGAGGTGGCCGAGGCCCGCTCCTGCGAGGCGGCGGCTGATGTCGTTGCGGACGTTGATCCCGAGCCGTCCGGCAGCGGCCAGGTTGCGCAGGTCGCCCATGAAGATGCGCAGCACGCCGCCGGCCCCTTCGACGGCCTTGCGAAGTTCATCCCAGGTCTCCACTTCGAACGCGGCCGGATCGGGCGCGATGTTGGTAACGGTCATTGAGTATCCATCCTTAGGGTTAAAGAAAAATGTTGATCTAAGGATATCATCGCGATCGTCTTCCCGTCCACCACCCAGCCGCCCCCCTCTTTCGACTCCAGAGTCCGCGTTACCACCGGTAGCCCAGTATAATTTCCCTTATACGGGCCTACTTTGATGGGGAGTCATGACTGCTCGAATCGGCGATGAACTGGCCGCGCGACGGCACAACGGACGGGTGACGGGAGTACAGCGAACTGAGAGCGCTGGAATGCCGCAGGCTGAGCCACTGGACTACTGCGAGTGCAACCGCGGAGTCGTCATCGGTGCCGTCATCGCCTACGCGGACCATCTGCGCTTCTTCCCGCTCAGCAACAAGAAGGCCGAGTGGTCGGACAACGTCACGTACCTCCGGTGCATCGACTGCCTGGCCGACATCTCGATGGACGTGGCCAACGGCGTCATCAAGGAGCAGATGCGCGAGGTGGGGCGCCAGCGCGCCGAGGAGATGGACGCCCTGATACGGACGAACGCCATGCGCAGGGAGGCTGGCCTGCCGATCGTCTCGGGCATCATCCCCGAAGGGAACGAGTGGCCCACCGGTGGTGCACGGTGAGCGCCGAGCACGACGTCCCCATGACCCGCGAAGAGTTGGAAGAGACGGTCGCCGCCACCATCTGTTGCCACACACGGATGAGCCCTGCCGTGCAGTGGGAGATCGACCTCCTGATGGGCGCGATCGACAAGCACGTTGCGCTCCGTCTGGCCGAATCGAGGGGCCAGTCGTGACCAACGAACCCGACGAGGTCATCGACGCCGAGTTGGTGGTTGATGACCGCCTCCCCGCCATCGCTTCGCCATCTGGGGAAGCGATGGCCGCCCGCCCACTGGTGGATCAGCACACGATCCTCCTGCCCGGCCAGGACATCCCCACCGAGGCCGACCGGCCGACGTACACCAAGCGGGACCTGTACGTCTCCGACGCCACCGCCGAGCGGCTGAAGAACAAGTCGAAGCCGAAGAACACCTCCCGGACGTACAAGAACCAGCGGGACACGTTCGAGGCGTGGTGCGCGCAGCACGGCCGCGTAGTCCGGCCGTGCACCACGGCCACCTACGTCGAGTACGTCAACCACCTCATCGACGCCGGCCGCTCCCCCAACGCCATCAGCGTCGCCATGTCCGCGATCCGCACGTGGATGCCCGACGACAAGAAGCCCGGCACCACCGAGGCCCGCGGGATGCTCAACGAGTACCGCAAGGAGTGGAACAAGCGCGTCGGCGTAAAGAAGGCACCGGCCATCACCGAAGAGATGCTGCGGGCCATGGTCGCCACCTGCGACCCGACCGACCCCATCGGCATCCGCGACCGGTGCGCCCTCCTCCTCGGCCGCGGCGCCCTCAACCGGCGCATCGAGCTGGCCGACCTCACCATCGGCAACGTCACCATCGAGGCCGACGGCGTCGCGCTCCACATCTCCGCGTCCAAGACCGACCAAGAGGCCAAGGGCGCAGAGACGTTCATCCCCTCCTGGGACGACCCGGCCATCGACCCGGTGCGCGCGACCCGGGCGTGGCTCGACGTGCTGCACCACCTCGGTGTCCACGACGGCGCCCTGTTCCGCGCCCTCACCAAGGGCGGCACCTTGCAGTCGCGGGCGCGGGCCACCGAACGCGGCGAGCACGTCACCGGCGACGCCGTCAACGAGTGGGTACGCGGCCGGGCGCGGGCCGCCGGCCTGGACAACTGGAAGAAGGTGACCGCGCACGGGTTGCGCCGAGGTGGTGCTCAGGCCATCGCCGATGCGGGAGGCGACCCGACCGCGCAGGGGCGATGGAACGCGGGCTCGGCGACGGTGAAGCGTGAGTACCTGGACCGGGCGCAGTCCCGGGCGAACAATCCGTGGCTCAAGCTGGCCCGGCCGCCGAAGGATGAGGCCAACTGACAACCGCCCTGGCCGAGCTCGCCCGCCTGCGCGCGGGGTGGCGGGCCGCGGTGGACGCGGAACGGGGCGCGGCGTAGGCGGGCACGACGAAGCCCCCGCCCGTTCGGCGGGGGCTCGCGTGCGGACAGGGTCAGCGGCGCCCGTCGCGGATCTGGTAGATGCGGGCGCGGCTGAGGCGGGCGGCGTTGGCGATGCCGATGACGGGGTACCCGGCGGTGATGGCGGCCCGGATGGCTTCGTCTCGTGCGGTCTCGGCGAGGGAGAGTTTGTGTGCGGCGGCGATGACGTTGGCGAGTCCGGTCGTGTCGCTGGGGTTGGGGGCTCCGAGGACGTCGGCGAGGAGTTGCCACTGGTCGGTCAGTGGGGTGCCGTGGTCGTCGGTGTCGATGTCGCACGCACCGATGTAGGTGATGAGGTCGTCGCGGGTGAAGGTGTCGCCGTCGGCGAGTTCGAGGCTGCCGCCGCGGTTGTAGAGGTCTTCGATGCTCTCGGCCGTGATTTCCATGGGGCTCCCCCTCCGACGCCACCTTGTGTAGCGCGCTACACATAGAGTGCTCCCATCGGAGAGGGTTGTCAAGCGCGCTACACAAGAGCCCCCGCTGCTCAACCAGCGAGGGCACCACCCAGCACCGGATGGAGGGCCAGCCTGCGAGGCGGGGGTGACGGTGCCGTCACCCGAACGTGGCGCCTGTACCGCCCCGCGCGTGGGTAGCCTCAGGGAATGACCGAGACAGAGATGATCGGGGCGGTCCACCTCGCCACACCCCGCACCCTGACTGCGGACGCCTACCGGGAGTTCTGCTGGGGCGCCGGGCTCCCCGAGACGCCCGACGGGTACGGGGTGATCCTCGCCGCCGATTTCGACGGAGACGTCTACACGCACGTCCTGGACGACACCGCCTACACGCGAATGCTCATCGAAGCCCGGGTGGAGGGCGTCGCCGGCGTGACCATCCCCGCCGGCAAGGTCATCAAGTTGCTGCCCGGCTGGCCCGACCTCGACCCGGGCGCGGCCTCGGTCTGGCACTGATCCGGCCGCCCAACGGGGCGACAGGGGCGAAGGCGGGGTGTCTCCCGGGGCTGTAACCACCCAACGGGGTGGCGGGCCCGGTTGCGCGAGCCCGGCCCGATCCGGCAGACGAGCGGCGGGAAGGACTCTCACCTCAACCGGATTCGCGGTCCGGCCACCTTGCGTGCACCGCCACGGTCAGTGTGGCACGAGCCCCAGCTGATCGGCCGGGCGTTGGGTACCCCGCCCGGCCGCCACGGTCCTCACGGATACCGCATCCCGTAGCCACAGCCGGGTGCACCACGTTCGCGGGAGAGCGGCAGCACTGTTCGGGACCTCAAGGGGCGGCACCCGGGGCCCTGCCCGACCCTCGATGAGATCCACCGACAGGGCTCGCAGGATGCCGCCGGGCCAGTGTGGCACAGCGCAACGCCCCCGCCTCCGAAGAGGACGGGGCGGCCGGGGAGGCTGAGTTAAAGTCTGCGGCCCGAACCTTGAATTCGCCCCGCCCGTTTTCAACCCGGGGTGAAGATCAGCCCTCTTCGGGCGCCCGGATGACGACCACGGTCACGTCGTCCCGGTACCCCTCCGCATCCTCGCTAGCCGCGGCGACGATCGAGTCGGCCAGGGCCTGCGGCTCATGGGCGAAGTCGCGGACGATCCCTTCCAGCTCGTTGGCGGGGATGCAGTCGATGCCGTCGCTGCACAACAGGACCAGCGAGTCGTCACATTCGACAGACAGGACCGTGGCGGGAGTGGCCTGCGGCAGCGCAGTCGTGATCCAGTCCGCAGTCGCGGGATCCACGACGAATCCATGGACGCGCAACTGCTCGGCCAGCGTATGCGGGGTGGTGCGGCGGATCAGCCGCTCGCCGTCCCAGCTGAGGGCGTGGGCGTCGCCGATCCAGGAGATCACGTAGTGGCCGCCGGCTCGGCGGGTGGCGGCGACTCCCACGCCGGACGGCTCTGGCTCGTCGCCGTTGCCGGGGTCGCGGACGAGGAGCGCTGCGGACAGCAGTCCGGCCCGGCCGCCGAGTTGGGCGCCGACGCGGGTCGCGGTCTCGGCGAGCAGCATGGCGACGTGGGGCGCGGCGGGGGCGGGTGGAGCAGGATGACCGGCACGACGCCACCGGGGGGAACGATGGACGACGAAGCAGTCCGTGACGGGTCACTGGGATGGCACGGATGGTTCGCCATCATCATTGGCTTCCCGCTCGCGGCCGGCATGCTCCTCGGCATCGGCGCACTCGGTCGGCTCGCCGGCTTCCACCCTCAGACCACACCGCCCCCGGCGCCCATGGCGGCAACGTCCACGCCGTGGACTCCGCCGCCCATTGCCTACACGCCCCTTCCGCCATTCACCGTCTGCGTGGACGGCTGGGTCTCCCACTCGACCGGGTCCGGGACCTGCTCGCACCACGGCGGGGAACGCTGACGGGAGCGTCGGGGCATGACGAGAAGCCCCCGCCCGGCCGTGAGGCCAGAGCGGGGGCTCGGTGGTTCGGGGTCGGTGCGCGGTCACAGCCGCCGGTACGCCGCGGTCGCGGCGAGCATGCCCACGCCGAGGATGCCGCTGGACGTCGGCGAGCCGGACGGGGTGGGCGTCGCGGCGGCGTCGGCCGTGCACGTGTACCGGGGGGCGGTCGGGTCGAAGCCGGCGGCCGGCGAGCAGGTGTACGCCACGCCGGACGGGTCGGTATACGTCCAGCCGGCGGGAGGCGATCCGTTGGTGCCGTCCTTGCCGGGGGCACCGTCCGTACCGTCCTTGCCCGGAGCTCCGTCCACCCCGGCTACGCCTTGGTCGCCCTTGGGTCCGGGAACGGTCGAGTCCGCACCGGGGGCGCCCGCAGCGCCGGTTGGGCCGGGCACTGTCGAGTCAGCGCCCGGCGAACCTGCGCGCCCGGCCGGACCGCTCGGACCCGGTACGGGAGATGCCGACGTGCCGGCACGGCCCGCTGCACCTGGCGACCCAGCCGGTCCGGACGGCCCGACAACCGCGGGCCCCGGCTCGCCGCGGCTGCCGGGTGGCCCGGCCACCGGGGAGGCGCCGAGACCCTGCACCTGCTGAGCCAAGGCATCCCGGGCGGCGTTGGCGCTACGCAGGTCGTGCGACAGGCCCTGCATGGTGATGACGATCCACGCCAGCACGCCCACGGCCGCCACGACGCCTACCGCGAACGCGGCGTCCCCACGGCGATGCTCGGCCGTCTTCTTGACCGGCTCCGCCGGCGGCTCGACCGTGCGATGGGAACTCACGAACTGGCTCCCTTCGCCGAGAGGTACGCCGCGAGCAGCACCATCAGAACGGGCACGACCAGCGCGGTCAGGATCAGACGTCGGTCCTGGGCCCGCTGTTTCTCCTTCTCGCGGGCTGCCTCTTCCAGCGCCTTGACGCGCTCGACGAGCAGCCGGTTGCCCTCATCGCGTGCCTGCTGCTCCAGCAGGTACCGCTCGACACTGACGCGCTTGTCGATGAGGACGCTGAGCTGCTTGATGTCGTCGCGAATGTCGCCGACCCGGTCCTCGAAGCGCCGCGCGAGTTCGCCCAGAGTCGGGTCATCGGCCACGGAGTCCTCCGGTGGTGCAGTGGATCAGGTACGGAGGATCAGACGCTGGAGACGGGCGGGGCGTCGGCGCTCTTCGTGGCCGCCAGCGCCGGCGACACCTGGCCGCGGGTCAGGAGCGTCAGCACGGCGAGCACGGTCCCGTTGACGGCCGCGACGGTGCCGCCGGACACGTTGAAGTGGTAGGCGGCGAGCAGGACCGCCACGACGGTGACGAGGCCGGTGAACGCTGCCGGGGCGATCGGGCGGGTCATGACCGCGGTGACGACCGCGAACGCCGCGGTGATGACCGCGACCCACGCGCCCGCCTGGTCGGCCGACAGGCCCACGCCGAGGGTGACTACGAGGGACAGGGCGGCGGAGATGGTGCCGACGATGACAGCCGGTTCGTTGTCGAAGATCTTGAAGGACATGGCGGAATCCGTTCTTCTGGAAGGGTGCGGGGAAGTCAGGCGGCCGGTCGGCCGGTGACGTCGACCTGGACGTGGACGACGGCGGCCGCGATGGCCTGCTGCACCGCGGCCACGACCTGCGCGGTGTCGACGTCCTGGCCAAGGTGCGCGACCAGGGTGGTGATCGCGGCGTCCTGCGCGGCGAGGCGCTTCACGACATCGGCGTGCCGGGCGTCGTCGTACCGCAGGAACGTTCCCGCGGACCGGTTCGGGTTGGTGCCCTCGGCGGCGGTAGGGCTGGCGAGGGGGTAGGTCCAGACGGCCTTGGCGATCTCGTCTGCGGTGGGCATGGGGTCCTCCTGCGGGGTGCCGGCGGCCCACGTGCGGAGCACGGCCGGAGAGGTGTAGATCACGGTCTGATCGCGGGGCACCGAGGCGAACTGCCAGCCCCACACGGTCTTTCCGCTGGGCGCCGGGCGGGTGGCGGCCGCGGCCTGCGCGAAGGTGCGGCCCTGCACCGGGTACGCCGGGTACCACAGGAAGTCCTCGTTGCCGGGGAGGTGGCCGTCGAGGATGTCATCGCCGCTCGTGTAGATCCCGACCTTCTGGCCGGGGAACGCGGCCTTCACCGCGGCGATCCAGTCGTGCGCGTACTTCCGAACCTGCGCGTCGTCCAGGCCGGCGTAGTTCCGGGCGCCGTTGGGATACCGCTCCAGGTCGAGCGCGTGGACGAAGCCGTGGCCGGCGGCGAGCTGCACCGCTGAGATGTAGTTGGCCGCCTCGGTGGCCGCGCTCTGGTTCGGCCAGGCGAAGTGGTACGCGCCCGGGATCAGCCCGGCCGCCTTGATATCGGTGATGTGCCGGACGAACCACGGGTCGTGGGTGTGCTCGCCCTCGCTGGCTTTCGCGAAGCCGAGGTGCACCCCGAAGGACGCCCACGGCTGGTGGGCGTCCTGGTTCCCCGACACGTCCACCGCGTAACTGACAGATGCCATGGCGCTCTCCCGGGGCGAGGTGGTGGTCAGGGGCAGACAACGGCGACGCTCTTGAAGTCGATCCGCTCGGCGTAGCCCGTCGTCCCGGTCTCGTAGAGGACGCCGAGGGTCGTCCGCGAGGTCTTGGCGATGTCGGAGTACCCGGCCGGGACCGTGGCCGCGGTGATGGTGGTGACGGTGCGCCAGGTGACCCCGTCGTCATCGCTGCGCCGGATCGTCAGGTGCTGGCGGGCCGCAGGATCCTCCGGTCCGGAGTACAGCAGCGGGTGGCAGGAGACCCCGGCGGGCAGGCCCGAGTCCTGGAGGACGGACCCCTCAACCTCGCTGGTGACGATCTGGGGCTGCGCCTGGAACGGCTGGGTGTACGTCTCGCCGGAGTCCGCACTGTAGGTGTCGTCGCGGCTGCTGGGATCCGTGCCGCCCTGGTCGCGCGCCGAGATGTAGATCTGCCCGTCGGGGAGTTGCGCCGCCGACGCCTCATCCGGGTGCAGCGCGCCGGACTGCGTGTCGTCCGCGCCCATCTGCCAGGTCGCGCCGGCGTCGTCGCTGGTGATCAGTACGACGCCGTGCTCGACGCCGTCCAGGTTCCAGTGGTCGGCGGCGGCGACCAGGCGCCCGGAGTGCGGGCCGGTCGTGAGGGTCAGGCCGTGGCCGGGACCGGTGGCGTACCAGAGCCAGTCGGCGATCTTGACGCTACTGGTGATCTCGCGGCGGGCCGTCCACGTGACGCCCTGATCCGCGCTGGTCTGTACGTACACCCGGCGCCCCCACGGCGCGGGCACCTGCCCGGCGACGATCTGCGTCTGGGTGTAGGCGCCGCCCTGCCACGTCGTCAGCAGCACCAACGTGCCGTCGGCGGCGACCATCGGCTGCGGGTTGCCGACGGTCTGTCCGCCGTCCGCGGCGACACGCTGCTGCGCCGTCCACGTGCAGCCGCCGTCGGTCGACCTGCGCTCGACCACCGCGATCGACCCGTTGTCCGCGGCGGAATCGCGGCGCCCCTCGGCGAACGCCAGGACGACGCTGCCCTCGGCCACCACGGCGGGGATGCGGTAGGAGGCGTAGCCGCCGGTGCCAGCCGTCCACAGCGTCGTCGTGCAGGTGACAGCGTGGGCCGGGGCGGGGGCCAGGATGACCGCGGCCGCGGCGAGCAGGCCAGCCACTGCGAGGGCGACGGTGCGGAGGCGCATGGGCATGCGGAAGGGACCTCTCGGGAGGGCGGGCCGGGTGACGGACGGTCAGCTGGAGATCCATACCGCGGACAGCGTCGGCTGGATGCCGCTGATCACCGTGGTGGTGAGGGTGCTGCCGGAGTTCTGAAACGCCTGGAGCTCCAGGTAGTCACCCACGGCGAGCTGTACGAGTCCGGCGGTCATGCCGATCCAGCTGTTGCCGGCAGGTGCCGCCAGGAGAACGGACGTGCCCGGGTAGGTGGTTCCGTTGACGGCGAGCTGCAGGGACCTGTTGCCGGTGGAGTTGGTGGGGAAGTTCATGGATCCGTGGCACCAGTACCAACCGGCGACCTGGCAGGTGTACCGGGACGTGTTGGTGACGGTGGAGTGGCCGCCGTCGGAGTCGAGGTACTCGCTGTCCAGCGTCACGCTGACGAAAGTGGTCCCGGTGGTGAACGCCTGGCCCGTGCCCGAGTAGCCCTTGAAACGCGGAACGTTGATCTGCCAGTTGCCGACGGCCCCGGTGGCGGCGGCGAACAGCGCGGCGGTGTTGTAGTTTCCGGGGACCTCGGTGGGCATGACGGGGGCGGTACGGGTCATGCCAGCCTCCTAGTAAGCGAACGCTGAGGCGTCGAACGCGGAGGCCGCGTCGTAGGTGGACGGGTCCGTGACCCCGGGGGGCAGCGGTTCGTTGACGAGGTCGCCGGCGGTGTGGCCCTTGGTGGTGGGCGCGGTCAGTGTGAGGACCGCGGTAGTCCAGCCGGGCGATGTGGCGCCCACGGACAGCACGTGGACGGTCTCGGCGTTGGCGCTGTTCTGGCCGAGGGTCAGCTGCTGCCCCGGCGCGAGCTGTGCGGCGAGCACGTTGGTGGTGTCGGCGCTGGCGTCCACGGTGATCGAGGAGACGCCGGAGGAGATCGTGGTGTGCAGCGTCGTATGCCAGGCGGCGAAAACGGCGTAGGGGGTGGTGTCCGCCGGGGAGCACTGGAGGGTGAGCATCGCCTCGCCCTTGTCGTCCAACGACCAGGCAAGGTTCTCGACGAACACCTCCAACTGCGTCGCCGTCAAGCCCGGCGGCCGGCGCATCACCCGTACCCGGGTGCCGAGGGTCAGCGCCAGGCAGACCGGCCACATCGCCGGGTTCCCCGCCGGGTGCAGGACCAGGCTGGTGATGCGCGTCAGCGGCTGCGCGTACCTGCTGACCAGGTAGTTCGCGGCGTCCTGGCATTCCAGGGCGGACGACGAGTTGATGGTGCGGGTGATCGTCCGAGGGAAGTAGGCGGTGCGTGACGCGTCGTCGCGGGCGTAGAAGATCTGCGAGGTGGACGGCTGGGTGACTTCGACCTGGTTGCCGAGGTGCGTGGAGTCGTAGACCGGTTTGCAGTCCTCATACGGCCACTCCCCCAGGTCCGCCCGCTCCCCGAACACGTAGGCCGGAGTGAGGGCGTTGTAGCGGGCGGAGCGGGAGAGGAACGTGATCGTGCCGTCGCCCGCCACGAAATGGGCGCCGCTCTCCGTGGTGACGACGTCTTCCAAGGCGCTGACGACGTCCTGGCCGCCGAACGCCGCCGGACCCATCGAGGTGGTCAGTCCGGCCTGGATGCTCGTGGTGCCGGTGTATCCGGCGTACCGCAGGATCCGCGCGTACCGGGTGTCGGTGGACTCCCCCGCGCACGCCGAACGCCACGCCGTGTAGAGGTTCGCGCAGTCGGTGCCGTTGAGCGCCACCGGGAACTCCCCGACGAACGACACCGCGCCGGTGAAGTTGTACCTCGTGCCGTAGCCCGTGGTTCCGTCCGCCTGGCAGCCCACGTTGTCCCACAGCGCCCCCGCGGGGAAGTAGCTCAGGCTCGCGGCGGTCGAGGTGTAGGCACCGTCGAGGCTGAGAAAAAAGAGGCCTCCCGCGGCGGTGGTCTGCCCGAACACGACCAGGTGCCAGTTGCCGTCATTGACGGTGGGGGTGGAGGTGAGGGTGATCCCGCCGGTGGACAGGGAGCTCGTGGTGACGTTCAGCTTGCCCGCACCGTCGATGAAGAGGCGCAAAAAACTGCTCGGGCTGATCTGGTGGCCGCCGTCCATCGCGGTCCAGATGTCCACTGCGCTCGCGGGCGCCGGCCCGGTGTACCGGAACGCGATGACGCGGCTGTAGATGGTGGTGACGGGCCCTTTGATGCCCGCGGCGTTGAGCGACAGGAAGCTCGCGGGCCCGGCGGCGGCCGATCCGGGCGAGGCGTTGGTGACGGCCGCGACCGTGCCGGTTGAGCCGGTGTATATGCCCGTCGGGGCGGTCGCGGTGATGGCCGTGCCGAATGCGATGCTGCCGGCGCCGCCCTTGCTGATCATGATGGGCGCCGCCGGGTACGCGCCGATCAGATCGGTGGCGCCGGTCGACCCCGCCGGGTCGCTCAGGGTGTACAGGTACGTCGGTGAGTGGCTGTTGATCTCGGCGGTCAGCGCGTCGTCCAATTGCAGCTGGCTCAGCAAACTGAACGCGTCCGCGCCCGACGGCGCGACCGTGCCGTAGGTCCCGGACATCGTCCACTGGGCCGGGTAGTCCGCCGTGAACACCGCGGCCAGCGGGGACCATGCGCCGGGCATCGCCCACGCCGAGGCTGTGGAGCCGTGCTCCAACTGCCAGCCGCTGCTCTGCACGCTGCACAGTGCGCCCGCGGTCGCGGCCACCGCGACGCCGACCTCCATGCCGTAGCAGGCCGCCGGGGCGGTGCCGGAGACGGTCAGGTACGACCATCCGGCGGTGCTGGACCCGGTGAGGGTCACGGCCGAGCCGTAGGACCAGGTGGTGGGGCTGCTCAGGATCGGCCCGTACCAGCCGATGAGCGCCTTGACCTGGAGACTGGTGGACGCGGTGACGTCCCGGACGCGGATCTGAATCGTGTACGGCTGGCCGGGAATGACCGCGACCTGCGCGCAGCGAACGATCCGCTGCCCGGACGCAGTCGCGTTCGGCACCGAGAACTGGGTGACGTTCGGGCCGATCCACGCCGAGGCGGACGCGACCACCGAGCCGCCGGTGACATCGGTGTCCGAGTACAGATCCAGCGCGCTCGACGGAGTGATGGCGCCCAGCGCCACGCCGCCGTAGGAGCCGCCGGACGCAATGCCCTGCGACATCAGGTTGACGGTGCCCGGCCACTGAGTGCGCACCCGGAACGGCTGGAACGGTTTGATGTGGCCGGTGAACGGGCTGCTGGCGCTGGTGGGATCCAGGACGCCGTCGGTGTTGGCCAGCGTCACCGATTCCTCGCCGGCCCGCACCTGGTCCAGTTCGTACTGCTTGCCACTGGTTGCCGTCGTCGCGCCCTGGGTGCGCTGGGATACGTCCACGTACAGGTCGGTCGGGATCGCCCCGCCGTTGGCGCCCCACCACAGGCCGCTGCCGTATTCGACCTGCGGCCAGTTCGGGTTGAGGGTGCCACCGAGGCGGGTGTTGATGCGGCCGATCGTCGCCGTGTTCCCTGCGGCCTCGGTCACTGTGGCCGCGGTCTGGAACGCCACGGTCACGGCGGTCGCCGACCACGAGTAGGCGAGGGTCGCCAGGGTCGTCCAGTTGAGGCCGTCCGGGCCGGCCGCGATGAGGAACGATCCGCTCGCCTCCGAGATGCGCCACCACCGGTGGGCGTGCGGGTCGTAGGTGGCCAGCGTGGTGACGACCGGCGTGCCGGCGGTGGTGAGGGCCGCGCCAAACACGCCGGCCGCGAGCCGGACGGCGATGTTGTTGTTGGCGTTCAGGGACAGGCGGAGCGCGGTGGTGGTGCCGCCGTTGCCGTTCGGTGCGACGGCGACCTGCGCGTAGATGCTGCTGGCCGTGGCGTCCCACGTGGACGTCGTGCCGAGCGCGTTGGTTGTGCCGCTGACCGTGGGGACCGCCAGCGTGATCTGGTCGTTGACCGTGTCCAGGGTTGCCGCACCCGTGATTGAGTTCCACAGGGTGGTGTTGATCGCGGATGCGGTGAACGCGTCGACCAGGGTGGACAGTTTCGCCACGAGTCCCCCTCAGCGCTTGAACGGCGTGTAGGTGGTGGGGTTGCTCCTGGCGCGCTTCAGGAACTCGGTCTCGACGTCTGCAGCCAAGTCCTTGATCGTCCGGACGTTGCCCGCGATGTGGAACTCGTAGTGGTTGTGGACGACCGTTCCTCCTCCGCCCGCGCCGACCATGGCGGCACCACCGAAGGATCCGGCGCCGGCCACCGATGCCGCGAGACCGCTGGCGGCGGTCGTGGCGTGGTGCGCGGCATCGCCGATTCCTTGGGCGAGGCCCTGCGGGATGAACCGGCCGAGCGCCGCGAACACCCGCGACGGGCTCTTGATCCCGAGAGCCTTCTTGATCGCCGACTCCATGGATTTGGCGATCTTGAGCATCTGCTTCTCGATGGTCTTTTCCTGCGACTGCAGCCCCTTGACGAGGCCCTGGGCGCTCTTGATCCCGGCCCCGTACATCGCATCAGCAACGGTCTTGCCCGTCGCGTTCGCGGCGGTGGTGATGCCCTTCTGGGTGTTGTTGATCTGCGCGATCGTGTCGCTGCTCGCACTGGCCAGCGCTGCTGCGGTCGCCCCCCCCTGGTCGACGCCAGCCGACGCAATCTGCTCGATGAGGGAGGCCGACAGCCCCTTCTTCTTCAGGGCCTGCAGTTGCGCGGAGAACGCTGCGACCTTCGCGGCTTGGGTCTTGAGGTTGTTCAGGACGTCAGCGCCCGTGAGCGCGGCGCCCTCCTGCGGGGATTCCGTGATGAGCGACGTGCCCTGCGTGATGCCGCTCGCGACGCTGTTCTTCTCGCTCGCCCACGACTTCTGGAGGTCCGACAGTTTCTTCTGCGCGGTCTTCAGTCGGCCGGCGACCGCATCCCGGTTGGAGGCGAGCTTCCGCAACTCCTTGTCCTCGCGCGCTGCGTAGACCTGCAGGCGGCTGACGGTCTTTTCCTGGGCCGCGACCCAATCGCGCAGGCCGGCGCCCTTCTTGCCCTGCGCGGCGCTGCTGGAGAGCAGGTCGGTGGCCTTGTTCTTGGTCTGGATCAGCAGCGTCTCGATACGTCGAGTCGCCGCCTTGACCTTGGCCGTCGAGCCCGTGAGGCCGTCGACCAGTCCCTCGTTGACGTAGATGCCGAGCTGCCGGAAAACCGTCGACGGCGAGTTGATGCCGAGTTCGGAGGAGAAGGAGTCGACGGTGGCCTGCGCCACTGCCACCGACGCCTGTGCGGCCTGCGGCATGCTCACGGTCAGGCCGTTAACCAGGCCCTCGGTGACGCCAAGGCCAATGTCGTGGAAAACCTTCGACGGCGAGTTGATCCCCAGCACCTTGAGCACGGGCCCGGGGACGACGGACTTGACCAGGCCGCCGATCTTCCCGGCGATCGACGAGCCCATGGACGAAATCCCGTTCCACAGGCCGGTCATGATGTCCTGCCCCGCGGTGTACAGCAGTTTGCTGAGGTCGCCGAGCGAGCTGAGTATCCGGCGCGGAAGTCCACCCATCCAGGTGTTGAGGTCGTTCGCTTTGGCGATGGCCGCCGACTTGGCTCGGCCGAAAGCGGCCGACGCCCACGATGCGAGTTTCCCGCCGAGGGATGCCAGGCCGCTCAGGATCATCCCGGGCAGGCCGGAGACCCAGCCGACGAGGCTCCGCCCGGTGCTGACCACGGCGTGGTAGGCGGATGAGAAAGCGGAGCTGATCTTGCCCCAGTAGCGGGTAATCAGCAGGACCGCGATGCCGATCGGGCCCGTCAGGATCGCCAGCAACAGCGGCCAGTGTCCGCGCACGAAGCCGACGACCGCATTGATCGCGGTCATGATGGCGGACTTGATCTGCGACCAGTACTTGATCACGAGCATGACAGCGAGCCCTACCGGCCCGGTGATGATCGCGAGGATCGGAAGCCAGTGGGCCTTCACGAAGTTCACGACGAACATCACCGCGTCCGCGATCGCGTGGAACGCGGCCTGCACGCCCGTGCGGAACCACGCGAAGTGCGTGTAGGCGAACACGAGCGCTGCGACAACGGCCGCGATCGCGAGCACCACAAGCATGATCGGATTCGCGTCCATCGCCACGTTCAGAGCCCACTGAGCCAGCGCCGCAGCCTTCTCCGCGATGGCCGACGCAACGAGCGCGACCTTCTGGATCGTCCACGCCGCCGCAGCCCGCAGCCCGGACAGTGCGGACAGCGCCATCTTCTTGCCGAAATCGAGCGCGGCCAGCCCGGCGGTTTTGAACGCCGTGCCGACGCTCTTGAGGCCAGTCACGAGACCTGACCACGCTGCTTTTCCTGCGCTGGCCGTAGCCGTAGCGGCTCTCCGGCCGAACGAGGTGACGGCCGTTGCCGCCCTGCCCGCACCCGCCTTGATGCCGTCCCAGGCGTACATCGCCCGCAGTCGCAGACTGGTGAATCCGCCGCCGATCGAGCCCCACGGGATCTTCGTAAAGGCCCGACCAAGCGCGAGGGCGCCCTTGCCGACGAGTTGCAGCATCGACAGGAGGGGCTTGAGGGCGGTCCCGATGAACATCAGGACTGACGAGACGAGGATTCCCCCGATGACGCCGGCCAGGGCCATGGAGGCGGCCTTGTGCGTCTCGAAGTACCCGATGACGCGCAGGATGACCGGGATCAGTTTCAGGCCGACCGTAATGGCCGCGGTGGTCACGACCTCTTTGAGGCGCCCCATCTGCACGTTGAAGCTGGCCTGCGTGACCTTCCAGCCCTCGACGTCCTTCGATGCGTGGTTGAGGCTCGTGGAGACCTTGTCGCTGCGAGACTTGAACCCGGCCATGTTCTCGCCGGTGAGTTGCAGCGTGGTGTTGAGCCCGGTCGCGCCGCCAGTCATCTTCTTGATGGCGTCGGTGTACGTCTGTGCAGCCGGGCCGCCCTTCTTCAGCGCGTCATTGAAGCCGTGGCTGCGCTGATACAAAGTGAGGAACTGCATGCCCATCGCGGCCTGATCGGCCGGGAGGGCTTTGATCCCCTGCTTGTAGTCGCCGAGCGACATCGAGCCGCTCTGCAGGCTCGATGCGAGATCCTTGACGGTCTTCGGCATCGACCCGAGCATGATCTTGAGGTCGGCGCTGGCCTGCTTCGTCTGGTTGAACGACGACAGCAGAAATGTGCCGGACTTGCCCATCTTGGACAGGACGGTCTGCGACAGCAGATCGAGAGTTCCGGTCAGTCCGCGCTTCCCGAGGTTGGTGGCCACATCTACGGAGGACAGGCCGAGGCGCTGCATCTGCTGAACGGCGACGTTGTTCGGCGCGGCCAGGTTGCGGATCGTGTTGGAGAGTTCCTGGGTGGCTTCGGCCGCAGTGGTGCCGTGTTGGGTCAGGGTCGCGATGGCGCCGCCGATCTCACCGAACGAGATCTTGTTGGCGGACGCGATGGGGATGACCGTGGACAGCGACCTGGAGAACTCCTCCATGGTCATCTTGCCTTCGCCAGCCGCGGTCTTGAGGGCGTTCATGACGCGGACGGAGTCGCTGGCCTTGAGGTGGTACGAGGCCATCACCGACGTCATCGCATTGGTGACGTCCTTGAGGTTCGCACCTTCCTCGCGCGCACCCTGCGCCGCCGCTCTGAGCACCGTCAGGCCGTCGCCAGCCCGGTAGCCGGCCTTCTCCACCTGGTACATACCGTCGGCCAGTTCGTTGGTCGACGTGCCGGTCTCGCGGGCCAGGGACAGTACGCCGTTAGAGACCTGCTTCAGCTTGGACGTGGACTCACCGCATGCCGTGACCAGCAGGTTCATCTTCTGCTGGAAGTCTCCGGCCGCCTTGACGCCGTAGGCGACGAAGCCGACGCCGACCAGCGTGGTGGCCGCACCGAGCTTGATCATCGTCTGCCGCAGGCCGCCCATGCGGGTGGTGAGCGACTCGCCCTCTTCGGCGGCCGCGCGCATGCCCCGGGAGAACGGCGCGGTCTCCGCGCGGAGCACCGTGTAGAGGTCGGCGACTTCGGCGCCCATGACACCCCCTGGCGGATCCGCTGCGGAAAGGGGGGTGGCGAGCTGTGGTCAGATGCGGGGCCAGGCGCCGCCGAACGAGGCCCGATACAAGGCGGGTGCTGCTACTCGCATGGCGAACGTTGCGGCGGGCACCAGGAACGGGTAGGTGTTGCCGTTCTTCAGCCCGGTCTTCTCCAAGATCAGCCCGTACTGGCTGGCGGAAGTCTTGCCGTAGGGCGGCGTGAATCCGACGGCGGTGCCGACTTTCACTTCCCACCCGACGCCGGTACGAACGGGCGTGGTGTGGGTGAGGGAGCGCCGCAGCGTCCCCGAGATGACAGCCGGACCGGCGCCGGGCCGGGCAGGCGTCGGGGTGCCGCGCTTATGCGCGCCCACCGAAGCGTTGATCTTTGCCTGCCGTTCGGCGACCAGTGCGATCTGCGTCAGCACCCGGCGCACCTTCGCCTCATGCGCGGCGTTGATCTCGGCGAACAGGCGGACGAACGTGCCAGGTCGCAACTCGGCTGCCATGGGTCACCCCGCCCGTTTGGCCCTGGCCTCTGCGCGGCGCTGCTCCTGGTTTTCGTGCTCGGAGATCATGCCGAGGAAGTCGAGCGTGTATCGCCGCACGTACAGCGGCGTGGCCCGCAGTTGCTCCCACGACCAGCGCATACGCTGCATCAGGATGAAGTCGGCCCACTCGGCGGGTGCCTCGTCGGACGCCCATGTACCCTCGATGATCGATTCGACGGGGATGAGGACGTCTTCGTAGTACGGCGACCCGGGGCCTACTTGGGGTCCGCGACGCGGCCGATCTCCTCGCCGATGCGGTTGATGATGGCCAGCGGCAGGCGGCCGACGTTCTCCGGGGTGACCGCGCCGATCCGGCGCTGCTCCATCGCCTGCAAGGTGGCCAGCACGTCGGCCGGGTCCGCGTCGGGGTCCACCTGCGGCAAGTCCGCGGCGAATGCCTCGTAGACCTTCCAGGCGACGATGATCTTCGCCATGACCTTGTACATGGCCTCGTTGGCGCCCTGCGGGTCGACCGGCTGTCCCTTGTCGTCCAGCGGCACGTCCTCTGGGGTAATCTCCGACGGCGCCAGCAGCTGCGGGTTCTTCAGCAGCACGCTGCAGTCCGCGCCGAGGTCCGGGAAGGGCAGCAGGACGTAAGGCTCGTTGTAGCCCATGGGGGCGGTCTCCTTGTGCGGTGAGGGTGTTGAGGGTGTGGAGTCCCCGACCGTGGGCGCGACACCCTCATGCGCGGGCCACGGTCGGGGAGGTGGGGGGATCTCAGTACGCGACCGTGGTCCAGTTGCGAAGGACGACCTGCATGGCGCCGGCGTCGGTGGCGTTGTAGATGCCGGAGATTTCCGCGTCCAAGGTCACGTAGGTCCCGGACTTGTCGTAGGTGCCCTTCGTCCAGGCGGGCGTGGTGGTCGTCATCGTCAGCGAGGCGCCGCCGGTCACCAGGGGCTGCGTGACCACGGCGGACGTCGGGGACGTCTGCAGGGCCTGTAGATACTGGTTGTAGTCGGTGTCCGACTCGTAGAGCGCCTTGTATTTGATGTCCGCGTCCATCACGCCGCTGAAGACCTCGCGGGGGCCCTGGCTCCCGTTGCTCGCGTGGATGGCCTCGATGTCCCGCTTGAGGGTCAGCTCGTAGGACAGGCCGCGGGTGCTGGTGGAGCCGGAGTTGGTCATGGCCCACTGCCATCCGAGCATCGGCTGCACGGCGGTGAACGTTGGCGCGGCCAGGCCTGTCTGGACTGTGCCGATCCAGCCGGTGCACTTGTAGCCGAGGGTCACCATGCCCTTGGGGTCGATCTTGATGTCTACCTCGGACAGCATCATCCCGGGGTAGCCCCACGTCTCCAGCACGTTGTAGTCGACGAACGAGTAGGTGGGCTTCAGGACGGTCGTGGACTGCTTGAACGTGTGCGTGGTCTGGCCGAGGACGGCGACCGCCGAGCTGTGGGCCTTCGTCAGACCGCCCACGGGCGTGACGATCGGAATGGTGTAGGGGCCGGCGCCGGTGGGGGTGCCGGTGGTCGCGTACTCCAGGTTGGCCGCGGTGTCGATCGCGATCGTGGTGCCCAGCGGGATTGACGCCGCCGTGCTGATCGACGTGGCGCCGATGGTCGTGGACGACGACAGCGTGGTGGAAACGCCCGCGGTGACGGTGTCTGGGCCGATGATGCGCAGGCCGTAGCCGATCGCGTCCGGGTACGCGGCGAGCTCGATGTCGGCGGTGCCCTCGCCGACGCCCTGGTAGTTGCCCTGCAAGTTGCTGTCGTTGGCCCGGTACGACTCGTCACGAAGCTGCGTGTAGTCGATGGTGAAGTCGGCCTTCGTCACGGGCAGGTAGAAGGTGGGTGCCAGGAACGTGCCCTGCACGCTCTCCTTGGCGATGCCGATCCAGCCGAGCCGGGAGAGGAGCGTCACTGCGGCTCACCTCCGTCCTTGTCGGTGTCCGCCGCGGCGGCGCGCTTGGTCCTACTCGGGGTTCTGGCCGGCGGGCTGTCGGCAGCGGCGTTCTCGCTCGTGGTCGAGGCGTCGCCGGTCTCGCTGGCGGTGGTACCGCTGTCTTGGCTGGAGTCCGGCTCGGGCTCGTCGACGGCAGTCCAGCCGTCCAGGAGGTTCGGGCGGTCGGTGGTTTCGCCGGGCTCCACCACGAAGGGCGGCTGCTCAGGGGTGTCGTCGGTGGCGGGCGTGGCCGCGAACGACCAGGCGTGTGGGGTGTCGTTGCGCTGGCGCACAGGGCTCTCCCGTGGTCGGGGCGTGGGAAAGCCCCCGGCCAGACAGGCGCGGGGGCTGGAGGGGCGGGGGTGTGGGTCAGCCGCTGGTTTCGAAGTCGTCGGCCCAGTACGTGATGTCGACCCGCAGGTCCGCCTTCGCGGCGATGGACGCTTCGGGGTCGGTGAAGTCCGCGTCGGACTGCGGCGGGTTCTCGGCGACGGACAGGAACCGGCCGCCGTGGGTTTTGTCCATGAAGAGGCCGCCGACCCGCTGGAGGACGAGTTCGACGGCCTCATCAAGGGCCTGCTGCGCGACCTCGGCCGAGCCGGTGGTCGATGACATCGGCCAGATGATCCGCAGCAGGAACTCGTAGCGGTTCATGGTCCGCACGTTCGCGGTACGGCCCGACTCGATGCGCCGCCGCAGCACGTACAGGCTGTTCTGGCGCCCACCCGGCGTGCGGCGCCAGTAGGGCTGCACCACATCGAAGGGGCCGCCCTGCCCCCGCAGAAGCGCCGACAGCCCGTCGTTCGGGTTGTACGCGGCCAGCCACTCCGCCTCGCGGGTGACGGCAGTTGCTGAGCTCGGTACTGGCGTTGTCACCGCACCACCCCCGCTCAGGTCGGCTGGTAGCGGGTGAGGATCTTCTCGGCTTGCGCAGCGAGGCTGTTCGGGTCGTGGCCGTACTGGTCGCCCGCCGGGTCGATCTCCCCGAGAACCAGGACCGCGGCCTGGAGTTTGCCGGCGCGGACCAGGTCGGCGGGCACTGTGGTGTATCCGCCGCCGTATGTGACCCGGATCAGGGAGCCGGCCGGGATGTACGAGCCGAGGTAGAACCAGATGTGGCCGCTGTCCGGCTCTGCGCCGATCAACTGCACGTTTGGGAACGACTGCGAGCCGCCGATTGACAGGAACACCTGCACCGACAGGTTGGAGTAGGTCCACATCTCCGGGTATCGGGGAGCGTGCTCGTTGAGCCAGATGTGACGGACCATGTTGCCGCTGCCCGCAAGGGCGTTGGAGTACGACGTGGCCAGCGTCGCCTGCATGCTGACGGGGATGCCGCTGGAGTCGGATGCCTCATCGGGGTCGATGCCAGTGGCCCGGTGGGTTTCCGGCACGGCCGTGAACGGGGCGAGACGTCGTCCGGCGATGCCCTCGCACACCCGGGTCGAGTCGACCATCAGTTGGTCGAGTGCGTCGGCGGAGAGGTCGCGGACCAGGTCGGCGAACTGCCCGGTCTGCATGTCCGCCGACGTCGCGAGCGGTACCGGAGAGTCCGTCGGCATGGGCTACTCCTGCGGCTTGCTGGCGGCCGTCTTGCGGGCCGCGGTCTTCTTCGCCGCGGGCTTGGGCTTGTCCTCGACCTCGGGCAGCGGCTCGGGGTCGACTTCCGGGCTGCCGGTCGGGACGTCCGGGTTGACCTCGGAGAACTCGGGGTTCTCCTTGCCGTCGTCGGGGTCGTCGTCCCCGTCCGGATCGGACTCGACGGCCGGACCCTCAGCGAGGGTGAACCCGGCGTCGTCGATGGCGAGCAGCTGCTCGGCCTGCTCGTGCGGGACTTCAACGACCGAGCCGTCGCTGTCCCAGGTGTTGCCGAAGCTGTCGCTACCCGCTTGGGCCTTACGGATGTGCGGCATGAGCCCTCCTCGGGCAAGTTGGGGCCCGATGGCGGACCCGGGAGCCGCGGCCGGCCGTGAATGGCCGGCCGCGGGTGGGGTCAGGACGTCAGCGAGCTGGAGACCCGGCTGATTCGGCCCAGGTACTTCGGCGCACGCACGGCGAGGGTGCAGTCCGAGGCGATGGCGTAGGGCAGCTGGTCCGGCGCCGCAGCGGTGGGGTACACGTCGAGGCTCTGGAGCTCGCGCACGTAGGGCCGCAGGACGAACTGGGGGTCGCGGGCCATCAGGTAGATGTTCTCGCTGCCCGACGCCTGCGGCTTCATCGCGGCGTTGGTGCCGACGTAGGCGGCGGGGATGTTCGCCGGGACGGTGGAGCCGTTCTTCGGGGTGAGCTTCGCCCCGTCGTCCAGGATCGACGTGGTGAGAATCGGGGTGACGCCGTCCGCGGCGATACCGACGGTGGCATCGACGTAGCCGAGGAACGTCTCCAGGCCCGTGGTGGTGGACCGGAACACCTTGTAGAGGTTGGGCTGTGCGCCGTCCAGGCCGCCCGGGGTGGAGAACGACAGGGTGACCGTTGAGGTGGCGCCGGTGGTGGCCTGCGAGACCTCGACGGAGGGCAGGATCTCGCCCTGGCGGGCGATGACCGGCGCGATCTGGTAGTAGTACGTGGCTGCGGCGAGGGTGCCGCCGGTGGTGGCGGTCGCCGTAGTGACTGCGCCCATCAGGTAAGAGCGGGCCGACAGGAACGAGCTCGTCACCAGCGGTACACCGCGGTACGCCTGCACGTTCAGACCGGCCGCGACCTCGGTGGAGGTCAGGTAGCGCTGGTTGGCGATGGCGAGCTGCGCGATCCGCGACTCGGCGGTGGAGCTCAGGACGAACATCCAACCCGGCCCGTTGATCTTCATGGCGGCCTGCTGCTCCACCATGTCGATGAGCTTGTCCAGCCACCCCAGCGACAGGGAAGCGCCCGCGGCGTCCTGTGCGTTCTGGGTTCCGCCGGAGAAGGTGGAGACCTGGGTGTCGAGGCCGTCGAACTGCGGGTAGCCACCCAGACTGGTGGAGCCGGAGTTGCCCCACAGGACGGCGTTCTCGATGTCCCAGTACAGGCCCTGGATGGAGCCTTCGATTTCCTGCGCGCGCAGGTCTCCGGCGAGGCCCCGGGTGACGGCCTGGGCGTAGCCGGTCACGGACCCGACGGACTGCAGGTTGCGGATGGGGAACGCGTTCTGCGCGTAGGTGGAGTTGGTGACGGGGCGGGCGCCGCCGTCGGACACGAAGCCGCCGGCCGCGCGGGCGGTGCGCTGGTTGAAGTAGTAGACCGTCGAGTCCCACTTGCGGGACGGGATCGCCCGCACCAGGGGGGCGTACCGGCGCTGGTACTCCAGCAGCATCGGGTCGACGATTGTCGGGACGAGGGGGGACGCGCCTGCGGCGGTCAGGGCCTCGCGGAGGTCACCAGTCATGGTGAGGTGCCTTTCTCGGCAGGTATGACGAAGCCCCGCTCACGGAGGTGGGCGGGGCGGGTGACCATCGCTGCCGGGGCGGCACCAGCCAGGCTGGCGGTCGAGGAGGAGGTGGGTCAGGCGGCCGGGGCGACGGTGCGCCCGCCGAGCACGGCCCCGACGACGGCCGGCGCGATGTGCTCGCGCCATTCCTCGTCGGTGTACTCGTGCAGGGGCTTCGCCGGGGCGCCCTCGGGCAGGCCGGGGGTGACCGTGGCGGTGTGCTCGGTGACTCCGGGGACGATGCCCTTGCGGGCGGGCGGGCCGTTCTGCTCGACGCTCTCCTGGATCGCCGCAGGGAGGGCGGCGGCGATGCCCTCCCGGACGAGGCGCTGGATGCGCTGGTCCTCGGTCTCGGCGACCGCAGCCGGGGTTTCCACCACGGGGGCAGCTTCGGCGACCGAGGCGGCAGCGGCGGGGGCCGCTTCCGCGGGCGTCGAACCTCCCTGGCCGCGGACGGCCGCGAGCAGCTCCTGGAACTGGTCGTAGGTCAGGGCGACCCCACCGGCGGCGGGGGCGGCAGCGGTCTCCGCTGCGTTGATGGGCTCCGCCATGGCGGGCTCCTCCTCAGGAGTGGGGCGTTCGGCGGCCGGGGTCTCCGGGGCCGGGGTCTGGGTGGAGGGTGTGATGGTGGCGGCGGACTCGTCCACAGTCGCGGCCGGCTCGGTGGACGGTGCAGTCTCGGCTGCACCCAAGTCGCCGTCGGTGTCCTCGGCGTCGGCCCCGGGCACGTCGATGTCGGCATCCATGTCGGGGTCGATGGTGGCCAGCGCCCCACAGGCCCCAGTCATCGCCGCGCGGCCGACGGCCATCAAATCGTGGGGGTCGACGCACCAGGACGAGATCGTGACGGTCACCGGACCGTTCGACATGGTGACGGCAAGATCGCCGCCGTGTCCGGGATCGTCGCCGTAGCCGAAGCACTCGCTCAGGGGCGCGGGCGGGTCGATGAGCCAGCTCTCGGTACCCACGGATTCGACGGTCACGCCGTGGGTCTTGAGGGCCTTGCCGGCTCGCTGCTTGACGCGCTTGAGCTGCGCCGCGGTGTAGTCCCGCGTGTTCGCCGACTCCGTCAGGGCCAGCCACGCGGCCTTCGCCTCGGAACGGGTGCCGACGGGGAAGCGGGGTTCGCCGCGGTAGCCGTGATCGGCGAACGGGCCATTCTCGGCCGCGGTCTCGGTGATGGTCACACTCGCCTCCGGGGCGCTCTCGGTGATGGGAACGCGAGCAGTGCCGTCGGACTCGCGAGGTTCTGCGCCGGCCAGTGCCACCGATTCGATGCCAGCGCCAGGTACGCCGGGCTTGTGGGTGTAGTCCAGGCCGTGAAGTTCCAAGTCGTCGCCGGCCTCCAGGGCGACGCCGCCGGGGCCGGCTTCGCGACGGACCGGGCCGACCCATGCGCCGCGGATGGATACGCCCTTGAGGGCCGGACTGTCGCCGGAGACGAGGCCGAGGATGTCGCGGCCGTGACTGGTGTCGGCGATCTCCGCTTCGTATGAGGCGGATCCGTCGGCTTCCTGGTTGATGCGGGTGATGCGGCCGACAATGCGGGTGGAGTCGTCACCAGCCTCGTGGTGGGTGAGCGTCGTCAGGGGCATGTCGCCCTCGGCGAGGCGTTCGTTGGCGCGCTCCACCATGCGGCCGATGGCCTGTGGGGTGTAGAGCCGGTTGTTGCGGGAGATGCCGGGCCGGATGGCGGTCCCGGACACCGTGGCGATGGCGGCCACGCATCCTCCAAGGTGTCAGGGCCTTCAGCGGCCGTAGAGGCAGATCGACGTCTGCGGGTAGACGGGCGTGGTGCCGCCGAGGGTCCAGGTGACGCGCCCGTTGGCGGGAAGCACGAGGGCAGCACTGTTGGAGGCGACGATCGGCATGTGCAGCCCGGCGTAGGCCGAACCGCGGCCCGCGCTGGCCGTCAACTGCGTGATCTTCACGACGGTCGGGAACCAGTTGCCGTCGGCGTCCTGCACATCCAGCCCGACATCGAGAGTCGGCAGCGTGCCGGTGGGAGTGCCGGTGACGTTGACCGCGAGCCACACGTCGCTGATGTCGCCGAGGCTGATCGTGGGGCCGTTCGTGGTGGCCGCTCCGGACAGGGTGGGGATCGTGGCGCCGCTGGTCAGGTTCCACAGGACCCGGGCCGGCTTGTAGCTGCTCATGGAATCTCCGGGGTCAGGTGAACCAGCTGGCGAAGTGGGCGAGATCGACATCGGCGGCGTATGTGCAACGGCAGTTGTGGGTTAGAATTCCATTAGCCACATACCAGCCCTCAACCGTTTCGAGGTTGTATACGTGCCCGGAAAACCTCTGGAGTTCGATATTGACGACCTCGTCCGACGTTACGTCGCTGGCGAGAGTCAGAGTGCGCTCGCAAAATCCCTCGGCGTCAGCAGGGGTGTGATCAATTCGCGCCTCAAGGCTGCCGACATTCCTCTCCGGAATTCCAGCGAGCGCAACATGGGCCGCGAGCACGTCACGGTGGACACTTCGGCGCTGATCACCCGCTACCTGGCCGGGGAGAGCGAGAAGGCCCTGTCGGAGGCGCTCGGCATCGGGCGCACTGCCATCCGCATCAGGTTGCGCAGGGCTGGGATTGAGCCCCGCGATCGCAGTGCCGCCATGTACGTCCGCATGGCGGCCACCAGCCCTGAGGAAAGAGCGCGCCTCTCCGAAGCTGCCCACACCGCGCGGCGCGGAGTCCGGCGCACCCATGAGGAACTCATGAGCGCTGCGCTCCACAGAGAAGGACGCATAACCAGCAACGTATCCCCCGCCGAGATCAGGTTCGCCCACATGCTGCTGACTGCCGGGTTCCCCGCGATCCCACAGAAAGCCGTCGGTACGTACAACGTGGACGTTGCTTCCGGCTCCGTCGCCGTGGAAATCCTCGGAGGAGGTTGGCACCGGTCCAAGAGTCACGGGAAACGACTCCGCTACCTCCTCAATTCTGGGTGGGACGTCGTCTACGTGTGGGCCACTGAAGCTACTCCACTCGGACCGGGTGCTGCTAAGTACGTGATCTCCCACCTTGAGTTCCGCGATCGGAACCCAGCCGAGCCGCGTTGCTACCGGGTGATTCGGGGTAGCGGTCAACTCCTTGCCGGAGGCCGTGCGGACGATGACAACATCCCCGACGTAATCCCGAACAGCAACCGCCCCAACATTCGCCCGGCCGAAGTCGCTCCCGGCTCCTGTCACTGCGGATGTGGCGGACGAACCAATCTCGCCAAAGTCACTAACTCCCGCATGGGTTGGGTCAGGGGCCAGCCGGTCCGCTATATCAGCGGGCACAACGCGACCCGGGACCGCAACGCGAGTTGAGCCGACCACGCACAGCGGGTGGAGTGGCATGGGCGGCTGGTCGCCCATGGTCCACGGACTTTTCGCTTCGGCATCGAGGCATGCAGGGCACACCCTTCCGTCGCCAGCCGAAATGATGTCGATCTGCGAGACACCCTCGCTGGCGTACAGCGACAGGGCGCCTTGGTCGGCGGCGGTGGTCATGGCCCAGTCGGTGACGAACGCCACGGCGTCCCGGTCGGCGGTGAGGATGTCCATCCCGGCGTCGATCATCTCTTCGCGCGACAGGCCCTGTTCGGCAGCATCGGCGAGGGTGCTGCCGAGGTCGGCGGTGGCCCGGTCGAGGGTCTTGGCGAGCCATCCGTCGGTGTCGGTCCAGATCTCGTCGAGGCGCGCCAGGGAGTCGTAGGCGTCGCGGAAGGCGATGTTCCAGTCCAGCCCCAGGACCGCTGTCTGTTCTGCGGCGATGGCGACGGCGTTGACCATTCCCTCCGCCCGGCCGGCGCGGATGGCGTCGGTGAGCTTGTCGCGGAGCGCGTGCCAGCCGGTCAGGTCTCGCAGAGCGTGGAGCATGGCCTGTGCGGCGGCGAGGGCGTCCGCCCGGATCGAGTGGTCACGGTCGGCTTCACCGAGACCGAGCAGCCCTCGCAGGCGATCCACTGCGGCGGCTAGGACGTCGCGGTCGATGAGCGATCGCCACTCGCTGCGAACGGCCTTGATATGGGCGGCCTGCTGCTCCTCGCGTCGCTGGAACAGCAGCGCCCACATGCCCTCCAGCCGCCCGAGGTCGATGGTGACCTTGAGGGCGTCCGGGTCGTCGGCGGACTCGATGGCAAGTCGGACCGCGGTGGTACTGGCGACTCGGATCCGTTCCGTCATCGGCCCGCCCGAGATTGCCCAGCCGGCCGCAAAGGCTTCCCGCGCGGGCGCGGCCATGGGGTGATCGAGTAGACCGTCGGAGAAATCCGGGGACGCCACGATCACCCCCGGCTGGTCTTCTCCGCGTATTTGCTGGTGGCCGATCGGACCTGGTCTTCGCCGTAGTCACCCGAGTCCCACCACTCGACGGCATGCCACACCTCGGCGAGCGCCTCGTCATCAAGCGCGAGGAGGATGCGGCGAGTCGCCGCTGCGGCTTCCTTGGCGTAGGGCAGCTGGTCCAGACGCTCAGCCATCGCTTCCAGTTGCCCTCGGTGGCCACCCATCTCGGGAGCGTTGAAGTAGAGGTAGTCGTAGCTTCCGCCGCTCATCCGATCCTCTTCTTGATGAGCGGCAGCACGTCCTTGGCCCGCAGCGGGTGCGGGGGTTCGGGCGGTGGTTCAGGCTGCTCGCTCATCGACGCCTCCTGGCAGCGTGGCCAGCGCCTCACGAAGTCGGCGCCGGTAGAGGAGCCGGTGGGACTCGGCCGGCTGCTCGGGCTCGTCGGGCGCCTCCGCCTCCGGGGGTTCCGCGTCGGCCGCTGAATGGTCCTCGGGGGGTGGATGATCGGCTGGGGCGAGGGGTGCGGCCTTCGCCGCCTTGGATGCGATGTTGGCTGCGGACATGTCGGCCATGTGCGACCAGAGGACGAGGTTCTGCCGGTCGATCAGCACCGGCTCGTCACCACCGGGAACTGCGGGTTCGCCAACGTCGGCGCGGGCGCGGTCCAGCGTCCAGATGCCGTTGCGGATCCGCATGTCGCGGATGTCCTCGACGGTCTTGGAGTCGCGCATGTCGACGTCACGGAACTTGATCCGCCAGCCGTCGATACCGAACCCGAGTCGGGCGAGATGCCAGTTCAGGGCCTCCAGTACCAGTTCGGCGGTCGGCTGGCAGGTGTTGACGAGGAACGTGCGATCCTGCGCCTCGCCGGTGCCGCCTCCGAGGTTCCCGGACTCGATGACGCCAGCCTTTGCCGGGGGTACGCCGTAGCAGGCAAGGATCTCGTCGCGTCGCTGGTCGAGGTACTTGATGTAGTCGACGGTCCGGTTGGCCGCGAGTTCGTTGACGGTCGCGCCGCCCTTGGTCATGACCGGGACGCCGATGTTTTTCGGCCCAACGTTGCGGGTCATGTGCTGGGCAACCCACTTGTTGCCCTCGCCAGCGGACGTCGCGGCCGGCAGGTCCACATGGAGCAATGGCGGGTTGCCCTTGCGGAAGATCTCCTTGAGGGTGGCCGCGCCGAACAGGTAGCCGGTGATGGGCAGCAGTGCGGCCTGCGTCGGGGAGACGCCGAAGATCGAGGACCGGGGCGAGTCCAGCGAGATGTGGATGACCTCGCGGGGCTCGAACTCGGCGCGCTGCCCGTGGTCGGTCTGCTGCACGTAGCGGATGATCGCGCCATGCGGGTCGGTGACGGGCATCATCGACGGGCAGTCCAGCGAGTACAAAGCGACGGGCTGTGCGCCGACCCACACCACTTCGAGGTAGGCGTCACCAAAGACCTGCAGGTCGGCGATGACACCGCGCAGAATCTTGACGATGGACTCGGTCGGATTGCAGTACGCGAGCATCCGCTCCAGCGCCAGCACCTCGGCAGGCTTAGGCGGCTGCTCCCGCTCCTCACCGTCGGCCGGGTCCCACTCCATCTCCAGACCGCCCGCGGTGATGGTCCGGGCGATGGCGTTGACGCACGCCCACGCCCACGGGCAGGCCAGGTACGCCTCGTTGAGCTGCGAGAGCATCGAGCGGCGGTCCGAACCGGTAGCCGCGCCGACGCCCTGGTCCCACTCGTTCAGACCCGACTGGCCGATACCGTACTCGAAACCAGTCCGCGGCGGCAGCGTCGCCGGAGTGGCCGACGCCTTCTCTTCGATCTCCGCCCGACCACCGCCGGTGACGCCCTGCCACCAGGTCCGGATGCTCACGGGGCGATCACCGTCCCCCCGGGCCGCGGGCCGTCATCGTCGTCTGCGTGGTTCCACCAGTCGTCGGCGCTTTCGGCCGGCCGTACCGCGTACACCCCGCCGAACTGCTCACCGACCGGGAGAGCGGACGCGTCGGGGATGGCGTCGAGCATCAGGAACTCGGGGCCGCCACCGATGTTGGTCAGCAGGTAGCGGAGACCGTCGACCGCGTGGTCGCTTGCGGTGGTGTCCGCGTCTTCCGGGTTGCCTTTGGTGGCGTGCGGCAGGTCAGTGAGCTCCCGGTACAACTCGGTGACCGTGCTGAACACGTGAATTCCAGGACAGGTGTCCCAACCGTGTGCGCGGTGGTGCGAGCATGCGGGAGCCTCGGCCAGGTAGGAGCGAACACGCTGCCAGCCCGTGACCCGAGACCCGGCGCCCTTCCCGGCCTGGGTGAGGTGGACCCCATTCTCGGCGTACACCTGTGCGATCGGCTTGGCGTCACCGCGGGTAGCCCACATGGCATCGTCCGCGAACCGGACTGCGACGTGCTCGTCCGCGGCTTCCGCGGCGAGGATCCGCTCAGCCTGGTCGATCTCCCCCACGTGCGTCTTGTACAGCTCCCGGTAAACCCACACGCGGCCGTCTTCGTCGACAGCGGCCCACAGCACCGCCCAGGGCTTGGTGAAGCCCCAGTCGATGCCGTTGTACCGCTTCCACGATGCGGGCAGCGTGATCGGGTCGATGACGTGTCGGTCGCGCTTGACTTCGGGGAACATCTGGCCGGCAAACACGTCCCAGTCACCGTCCAGGAATGCGGCACGGAGTTTCCCGTCGAGCGCCTGTAGGTCGCGGGCGTACTCAGGGTTGACGTGCGGGTTGTCGGCGAGCTTGGACGGGATGAACCGCACTGTGCGTCCGCGCTCGTCGATGACGGTCCGTTCGCCGTAGTTGGTCGGCTTGATGTATCGAGTCTTGACCGCGCCGTGCCCAGCGCCGCCGGGGTTGGTGCCGGACCGGATCCCGAGGACTGGGATATCAGCGCGCCCGGACCTAAGCCGGGATTCGAGGAAGCTGCACACGTCCGGAGGTGTAAGAGTCCGCTCGTCGAAGGTCAACTTCTGGTACTGGCCGCCCTGTCTGCGGGACGCGTCCTTCACAGACTCGGCGTAGCGGAACATCAGCAATGAGCCGTTGGGGAAGCGCAGTTCGTACTCAGTGCCATTCCAGGACGCACCCAGGGCGCCCGCGTAGCCGACCTGCGCCAGTTCGGCGAGCAGGGACTCTTTCAGCTCGCCGTAGGTTCGGCGGAACGCTCCGATGCGGATGCCTGGGTGGCGAACGCAGTCCAGCAGGTCGTCCATGAGGAGGGCCCTGGTCTTGCCCCCGCCCGCGCTTCCGCCGTACAACACGTCGAACTCGGCGGCTTCGTGAAAGATGCTCTGCTTCGGCGTGGGTACATATTCGAGCTTCCCGAACACGTCGATGCCGCGCATCTGTTCTCCGCGGCGCCGGTTGACCTCAGTCCTCAGCCCCTTCAGGGTCCGCAGTCTCTCGATCTTCGCTGTCAAGAGCGGCGAGTTGCTTGGTGAGATCGGCGATCTCTTCGTCGATGGCATTGAGGGTCCGCACCTCCGCTCGCAGCGGGGCATCGAGCCCTTGGAGCTTCGCGCGGCGCTCGGCGACGCGCCGGCGGTTGTCCTCGATGCGCAGGAGCCGGTCGACGTAGGGCAGGTACTGGGTGTCGCCGTTCTTAGCCGCAAGGCGTTCGACCTTGGCGTAAAGCTTGGTGAGGCGAGCGAGCTCGTCATCGAGCCGCATCAACTCGGCTTCGCGGTACACCTCCGTACTGGCGGACTGTTCGGCGATGTGCTTTTCGAGGGTGCGGTGAAAGTCCTTGGTGGCGTGGCTGCGGGAGCTGTAGCCGAGCTCGCGCCAGATGTCTTCGAAGCGGCGCCCTTCGAGGCGTGCGTCGATGAGTTTGGTGCGGCGTTCGGCGACTGTGGCGCGGACTGCTTTGGTCGGGCCGACCGATTGGGCTTTGGTGGGCATCGCCGCCTCCTCTCCTACCAGCCGGCCGGCAGCTCGGCCGCCACCGGCTCAGGCTCGTCGGCGGGCGCGGCTTCGGGCTCGCAGTCGCATCCGGGCAGCCCAACGCCGGGCGCGGTGCACGTCGCCTGGTGTACGAGTGCGGCGGCGTCCCGGCTGATGGCGTGCACCATGCAGCCGTGGACGATGCGGGTCCAGTCGGCGCAGTCGGGTAGCGGCGGCCACAGCGCGGGGGGCTTCTGCGGGTCGGCGAGGAGGTCTGCCTGGTCGCGGCGGTCCTGCTCGATGGCTTGGGCCGCGCCCACCTCGGTGGGGGTGAGGCGCCGCTGCCAGTGGACGACCGCAGGGGCGCCGCACAGGGTGCACGCCGGGCCGTCGGGGGCTACGGGTTCGGTGGTCACGGTCGCCTCCTCAGCTCACGGCCCATTTGGCGACGGTCCAGTACCCGTCGTAGCCCGTTCCGAAGTACAGGCGGCTGTCGGTGCCGGAGATGCTCGGGCCGCGGTACACCATCTCGATGGTCCAGTTTCCGGAGCCGTCGATCTCGTCGGCTCCCACGGTGAAGAACCGGACGCCGGCCGCGCCGGGAAAGCTGACGCTCTGGCCGTACCAGGGGGCGTAGCCCTGGTCGTTGGCCGTTGCGGTTCCGGAGCTGATGTAGCGCGATACCGAGCCGTCGCCCTTGAGGATCCTGGCGTCGAGGTCGTAGACGGTCCCGGTTCGGAGGAACGACGCCGACCACATCATGAGGTTGCCGACCGCAGCCGGAATGACGCGCCGCACGTGCACGCCGTTGGAGCCGATCACCTGCGTCCAGTCCGAGGCGGCGGTCAGCACGATGATGCCCGCGCCGATCGGGTCGTCGTAGGGGGTTGGTGCGCCGCCGCCGGGCCCGGCTGGTCCCTGGGGGCCGGTGGCCCCGGTTGCGCCCGTGGGTCCTGCGGGACCGGTTGAGCCGGTGGCACCGGCTGGCCCGGCCGCCCCCGTTGCTCCAGCGGCGCCGTTCGTCCCATTGGTTCCGGCGGGACCAGTAGCTCCGGCCGCTCCGTTGGCGCCCGGCGGTCCCTGGGTTCCGGCCGCTGCCACGGTCACGGTGGCCGGGACGCTGACGTTGACGGGCATCGTCCCCCCTACGGCTGGCTGACGAGCGCGGTGTTGAACCGGCCTTCGGTCCAGCAGGTCGCGGTCGCGGTGCCGGGGTTGGACCAGAGGGCGTGCGGCCGGGTGTTCTGGCCGAGGAGCGCGGTCGCGGCGGGAGTGAGGGTGACGGTCACGGTGCCGGTGAGCGGCACGACGGTGATCTGCCCTTGCGCGGTGGCAGTGGTGGTGACCTGTACGAGCGCGGGCGCCGTGGCGTCGGTGACGTTCGGCCGGATCACGAACTCCCACGTCAGCCCGGTCAGGTTGATCGCCACGCCGGACGCGTCGGTCAGGGTGAACGTCTGCTGCCACACGCTCCCGGCGGCGGTGGCGAAGTTGACCTGGTTGGGGAGTTGCGGCACCGTCGCCTCCCGTCAGCGTCCGAACGCGGCGGTCCGGTTGATGGCGCGCCTGTTGCGCTCGTAGCGCTCAATGGCCTTGTCGATCGCTGCGTCGGTGACGTTGACCGTCAGGTGCGTCTCCGCCCGCGCCCGCTGGTTGAGGTCGACCAGTTCGCACACCGGGCAGTGGTCGACGCCGATGTGCAGCACGGTGGCGTGGGCGCAGTCCGGGCAGGCGTCGGTGAGGCGGTCGCCGATGCGCGGAGTCGCGGTGCAGTACGCGGCCGGCTGAGTGATGGCGGGGGCCGGGTCGGACTGATCGTCAGACATCAGCGGCCTCCGTAGGTCCGACGATGCGGCCGACAGCGTCGATCCATTCAATGCTTTGCAGCCTCACGCGGCGGCTCGCGCCGATGCTCTGGAAGATCGGCACTATCCTGGTCGCGCGTTCCGGGGCTCCAGGAACGTCGAGGCGGTACACGACCGTGAAAGGGTTGTCGCTGTAGCGGTCGGCATCGACCCTCTCCACGACGGTGGCATCGAACAGCTTCAGATGCGCCTCGAACCGGTCGACGCCGATGGCATTGAGCAGTTCCTCGGACACATGCAGGTCGACGCTCATCACGCCCCCCCGTCGCGTTCGGTGTCGGCGACCGCGCTGAATCCGATGGACGCCTTGGCGTCGCGTTCGGGTGTGGCGGCGAGAAGTCGGTGGGCGGTCGCTTCGGCTGCCGCGAGCTTCTTGCGGCTCTTGCCCTTGACGGTGACGTGGACCTGCTTGTCGCCGGAGACGATGGTGAGGCGCACAGTCACCCGCCCCGATGCGGGGTGGCGCCGTCGGCCCGGTCGTGCCAGATGGATTCGCCGTCAGTGTGCAAGCCCCCGGGTGTGGGTGGTCCGAGCGGCGTCGGCCAGGCGGGTTCACGGGTCTCGTCGTAGTGTCCGGCCGCTTGGTTGCAGGCCCGGACGGTGCCCCTCACGTCGCGGAAGGAAGCGGTGCACGGTGCCGTAGTCGCGGTCAGCCGCTCGGGGTCCGCTTCGCTCTGCGGGTCGGCGGCGTCGGACTTCATGGTGTCCGGGTGCAGCGGGTGGCCTTCAGGCAGGATGCCGTTGCTCGCACCCCACTCGGGGTTGAGGAGGGCGGCGACCTGATCGTTGAGCCGGGCGACGCGCTTGTACAGGACGCGGATGTCCTCTTCCGGGGTGGGCTGCCGGGTCTGCCGCTGGTCGGCCATGGTGTTCCTCCAGGTGTGCGGAGGCCCCGGCGCCTGGAACGCCGGGGCCGCCTACCTGCCGCGATCAACGGCAGGCGATGAGGTGTTCGAGTTCCCCGCCGCCCCGCGGGTTCCGTGGGCCGGTGGCGGAGCAGCGGGAGTTGGGGGCGGCGATACTGGCCGGATGAGACCGAACCCGTTCCGCCGCCGCGAGTCGATCAGCAAGGCATACACGAGGCTTGGCGGCCAGCTCATCGACGCCATGGTGCGCGGCATGACCGAGGAGCCGACCGGTACGCCCGAAGAGCAGGCGGAGCAAATGGCGGCGATGTTCGCCCACGCCGAGTTCGTAGCCCACCGCAGCTTCGGCGCTCTGTACGACGACGAAGACGAGTGAGTGCCGCGCGGCCCAGCCCTCGCCGGGCCGCGCGGGCAGGATCGGCCTTCAGGCACCACCTGCGGGCCCCGGCGACGACAGCGCGGGGCGTGTTGGGGTCAGGCGGCTGCGTAGGCGCGGCGGGCGCGCTCGCGGGTGGCCTTCTCGGCGGCGAGCACGTCCATCGCGCGGTAGAGCGGACGACCGCTGCCGTTGATGCGCTTGAGGTGCCCCCGGTGCGCCCAGATCCGGATGACGCCCGGTTCGACGCCAACCGCTTCGGCGGCTTCGGCGGTCGACCAGACGGCGTCGAGGAGACTCCCCTCGATGGAGGTCATGTTCACCTCCGTGCATGCGGAAAGCCCCGAACCGGGTCGAGTTCGGGGCTTGCGTTTTGGCTGGAGACATACGCCTCTGGCCAGAACGTTACGGTTCCGACGATCAAAGGTCAAGCGACCCTTTCGCCTTGGTATCCACGGGCGACTTCGCGCGTGTAGTCCAGGTACTCGGCGGGGGTCAGCAGTGACCCACAGGCCGTGTTCCGGCACTCGATGTAGTCGTCCCCGTCGGCCCGGAACAGGGTCAGCAGCTGGCAGCGCGGGCACGGTACGCGGTGGTGTTCGAGCCGCGGGTCTCGCGCGGTGAACCTCTGTGCCGCCCGGTGCCAGCCGCCGATCTGCGAGGCGGGGTTGGCGCTGTCCCGCTCGTGGATCTCGTTCGCGGCAGGGTGGGAGATCAGCGCCCAGTCCAGGTGCACGCCGAGGAACTGCACGGCCCCTGTGACGTCGTGGCCCTCGATGCCGCGGCCCGGCCGGATGCGGAGCCGGCACAACTCCCGGATGTCGTCCTCCAGTTCCAGCATCCCGCCCACGATGAGGTCCGTGAGGAGCCGGGACGCCTGTCCGGGCCACGATGCGTGCGTGGCCGCCGACCGGCCGATGGTGCCGACCTTCGGGCCCCGCGAGCCGTGGGCGGCCTCCAGCCAGATCGCCGCGACCAACTCGGGCAGTTCGGCCAACTGCTGGCGGGCCCGGACTGCGCAGGGCTCGCAGTGCAGAGGGGCGCCCCACCGGGGGCTGAGGTCGTGCAGGGTGCCGAGAGTGGTGCGGTCCTTCTCGGCGCGGCGGTACGCGGTGTTGCAGCGGCCAGGGCAGGCGGTCGGCGCGATCACTTCGCACCGCCAGTCGCGTTAGCCGTGACGATCGCGGCGAGGAGCTTGATGGCCTGCCCCTCGGTGAATCCCGCCTCGGTCCAGGCGTTGAACATCTCGTGGTGCAGGGCGGCTTCAGCGGCGAGTTCGGTGAGCGGGGGCTGAGGGTTGTCGGTCATGTTCGCTCCCAGGTGTGCGGCTGGCCCCATTGTGCGGGGTCCGCCCGACAGTGCCCGGAGGCGTCAGTCCGGCAGGATCTCGCGGCCTTCGCAGCCGCACGGCCAGAACCGCCAGATGGCTTCGGTCGACAGGTGGATCTCGTCGCCGACCTGCCGGGAGATGAGTCCGGTGGAGCAGTCGATGCCCAAACCGAAGCCCCACCGGTCCCCTGCGCTTCCGCAGATGGGGCAGCGCTTCAAAGCGGCCGGGACTCGAAAGTCGCGCAGTCGCCACATGGCGATCGGGTCCACGATGGGCGCCGACAGGTAGTCGCCGGGCGCGTAGGGCAGGTGCTCGCCGTCGTGGCCGCACCACAACCCGCACGGGTCGTCGCCGACGACCCAGCAGCACCAGTGCTGGTGGGCGATATGCGCAGCCCAGGACTCCGCGCGCGTGTCAACGGCCGTCACAGCTCCTCGCCCTCCTCGATGGCCCAGAGGGTGTGCCGGTCGCAGCGCCCGTTGTACGTCTCGCGGCGCGGGCAGACGGTGCGCCGGTCGTCGCTGGGACGGCAGCGGCTCTGCCACCACGCTCGGTACGGACGGGTGAGTCGCGCCCAAACCTGTCGGGCACGGATGCGCAGGGTCGGGGTGCGGCGGACCGTGGACGTGTAATACCTGCCGGTGGCCGTGGTGGCGATGACCCAGAGGAGGTCTTCGCCGTCGAGCGCGATCCGGCAGCCGGGCTCAAGCCGGTGCCGCGTGGTGATCGTCGATGATTCGGTGCGCTTCACGTCGGCTCCCCCATCCAGCCCCAGCCCTCGGCTAGGTTACTGATGACGTGCTCGGCCAACTTCGGCGCGTCGTCGTACTCCCAGCCGTCCACGGCGAGCACCTCCTCGCAGACCTCGATCAGCTTCCGGTCGGCGGCGATCCGGCGGAGGGTGGCGGCGGGGTCGTGGCTGGCGATGTGGACCATGTTGGCGTAGGACTCCGGGCCGCGAGTGAAGGCCACCTGGTGGCCGACAAGGTCGGGGTCTTCGCAGACGGAGTAAACGGTGTCGTCGGTGGGGTCATCGCCTTCCGCCTCCCACGGGCCCTTCGTCGCCGCTTCGGCTTCGGCCTGCGCCGCGTCCAGGGTGGCGTGCAGGAAGGCCAGGGGGGAGGTGGTCACGGGCTCACCTTGGCCCGGGCGTTCCCAACGACCACAACAGGCTCGCCAGCGTTGACGTACCGCCAGACGTAGCCCATTCCGGCGTATGGCGTGGGATCGCCGACGATCACATTGCAAGGCGCCCCGGGAAACGCTTGTGCGACGTGCACCACGAGGTCCCGCACCCCGCCCGGGCTGCCGTCGCTGTAGTAGGACTGCATGGGCTGCCCGATCCGCAGAATGTCCCCGACGCGTACCGGCTCCGCGAGACTCAGTTCGCGACCCGGCTCTGCGACGGACACGACGACGTTGCTCACGGTCTTCCTCCGAATCGCCACGGCGCGCGGCCGAGCCCCTGGATGAACTCCGCCTCTGCTGCGGCCATGGCGCCCTCGTCGATGATGATGAGTTGGCCGGGCGGACGCGCCGCGCTCGCCCGCACGGTGAGGATGTCGGTCGCGCCCTTCTGGTCAACGGCCGCCCGGATCTGGTGCACACGGTGCGGCTCGCAGTAGATCGTCCGCTTGGACTCCTCGCGGACGATGTCGAGGAAGCCGAGCTCGGCGGCGAGTTGGTCCCAACTCAACGGTTCGGTCATGGTCGACGCCCCCAAGCGTTCAGGAACAGGAGCGTCCCCACGAGCCCGACGCCAACGCAGAACCCGGTCAGCGCGCCAAGCCACCAGTTGATGTCGCTCACCGCCGCCCCCTCTTCACCCTGTTGCGCTGCCGCTGCCGGTAGGCGTGCCCGTCGATGGCGAGAGGCGGCGGCCCGCAGTCGGCGGCCATTCGCAGGACGGCGCCCCGCAGGCGCTCGACCTCTGCGAGGGCGGCGCCCATCTGCGCGGTCAGCAAGTCCATCTGCGTACAGAAGCCCTCGCCAGCCAGCCATGCGCGCACCCCGGAGATGCCACCCCTGCGGGCCACGTCCTTGAGTTCGGCGAGGCGGGAGGGTGGGGCGTAGAGCGGCTGTCGCGCCGCCCGCCACTCGTCCTCGGTCGTCGGCAGCACGTCGCCCAGAAGCGCGTAGGCATCCGCCTCGGCGAAGCCGATGGCCCGGGCCACGGCGTAGTAGTGCTCCTCCGCATCAATCTGCTTCATCCCTGCGCGGGCGGCCTGCGTAAAGATCGGGGACAGCCCATAAAGCCACCAGGCCAGATTGGCGCGCTCCGCGCTCGTGCGGTACGTCACGGCCCCTCGCCGCCGAACAGTCCGTCGATACCCGTGAACTGGTGGCCGGGGCGCAGGTCGCCGAGCATGTCCCGTTGCATGAGGTCGAGCTTCGCTTCGAAGTCGCGCAGGCGCCCAATGGCCTCCGTCGGGTCCGGTGACCCGTAGACGATGGTGTTGAGCGCCCGCTCACGCGTTTCCCCACTGACGCCATCCTCGGCGAGCACCCGGTTCAGCGGGGGCCAGATGGTGCGCAGCCAGGTGATGTGCCCGTGGAACAGCGGGTCGCGGTTGTGGAGCTCGTGACCGCGCGGGATCCGGTCGAGGTACTGCTGGACGACCACATCAGCATCGAGTTCAGCCATGCCGCCAGTGTGCACCGGCCGCCCGACACCGCCGCGGGGGTTATCGGCCGGCCGCACCCATCTCCCCCGCCGACAGCACCGCGCCCCCGCCGTGGCGTACACGACGAGGGCGCGGGGGTCACGTCGAGCGGACGGTCAGTGCATCTCCAGCTCGGACTTGGCCTCGTACAACGTGCTGTCGATGCGGTCGAGCAGCCGCTGCGTCTTGGCGCCGCCGTCTCCGAGCCGGGCGATGGCGTCGAGGTCGGCGGCGGCGGCGTCCAGCCAGTCGCGGGTCTGATCCATGGAGCCGAGGCAGTTCGCGGCGTCCCGGAGGAGACTGGCGAGCCCTTCGGCGGTCTGGTCGTAGTCGGATGCGGCGAGGTCGACGCTGTTGGCGATCGGCTTGGCGTAGTCGGCGATGAGGCTGTCGGTGGTGTTCATGGGGAACTCCGTTCGGGTTGAGGTGGTTCGGGCTCTGGGGTGCGGTCAGGCTGCGATGGCCAGGGCGGCCACGGCGAGGGCGAGGATGTGTGCGGTCTGGTCGACGTGCTGCGCACCGCCGCGGGTGCGGAACGCGGCTGAGCCGGTGTTGTCCATCCACCAGGCGACGGGCCAGCGCCGGTCCACGAATCCGTGGCTGACGCCGACCCACGCCACGGCCAGAACGGTCCGGGCCGCGGGCAGGTGGGTCCCGGGCAGGAGCGCCGCCCCCGCGCCGAGGGCGACCGCGCACAGAAGGACGTGGGTTCCGGCGTGGGACAGGTTCGCCCACCAGCCGGCCGCCGATCGCTCGGCTTTCAGGGTGGCCTGCCGGTCCGTCTGCAAGGCGTAGTCCGCGAGCAGGTGGGCGACGAGCAGCAGGACGAAGGTCGTGGCGAACATCAGCGGCTCCGTTCGGGTTCGTCCCGGCAGTTCGCCGCGTGCGTGGCGGCATCCTTCGGACCGGCGCCGACGGGCGCCTGCCAGTCCGTCGTGCAGCCGGTGCAACTGAGGTGGTCGCCGAAGACGCGCTCGTCGAGCTCGACGGTCTGGCCGGCGGGGGTCTGGTAGGTGCGGGACATGGCGGTCTCCTGGTCAGATGTGGGTCGGGTTGGAGCGTGAGGGCAGCGGGTCGACCGGATCGCGCGGTGCGGGCACGTTCACCCCGTCGGGTCCGGCGGAGGCGGCTTTGCAGTCGGCGTTGCAGTACGGCGCGCGGCCGGGGGCATGGCAGGACTGGCAGGCTCCGGTCATCGCTTCCCCCGGCCCTTCGCCGCCGGCACGACGCCCTTGAGCTTGGATGCGGCCCAGCCGGCGGCGAGGATCGCGCCGATCAGCGTCGCGGCGACCAGGGGCAGCTGTGCGCCGACCACGCCGATGATCCCGATGAGCGTTCCGCCCATGAGGACGACGACCGCGCAGATTGCACCCACGCACACGGTGACCACGGCGAGGATCAGGAACGTCACGATGATCAGCTGCACCAGCCACGGCGGGATCGTCGCCTCCGGGGCCTGGAGGTTGACGACGGCGGGCTGCTGCGGCACGTAGGTGGGCACGCCGCCGGCGGTGTAGCCGACGATGTAGCCGGGCGGCACGCCGATGGGCTGCTGCCCGGTCGGAGTCAGATAGGTGGGCTGCACCGGCTCGGGCAGCGTCGGCGGGGACATGGGTTGGGCTCCTTACTTCTTGGCGGGGGCCGCGGCTCGGGCGGCGCGCTTCCAGGCGCCGATGATGATGCGGTCGATGGTGTTCTGCTGGCGGGTGGTGAGGACTCCGCCGCGGACCACGGCCATGGCAGTGATGCGGGCGATCCGGCCGGCCTCCACGGTGGTCAGCGGCGGGTCGTTGGGGTGGGTGCGGATCACTGGGTGTGACTCCTTCGGTGAGCTGACAGGGAGGGGACGGGTCGCTCTGTGCGTCAATTCGGGGGCTTGCGGGGCCGATCAAGGGCGCCTCACTGCCTCCCTGACGGAAGCGTTTCAGCAGGTCAGACGCGAAGTGAGGGTTCAGGGAGGCGGCTAGGGAGAACTCCCTGCCTCCCTGACGGCCTCCCTTTACTCAGAGTCGTCAATTTCGGCGTCCCAGTCCCGCTCGGAGAGAGCGTTGACAACCTTCTGGCGATCGACGACGGGGTAGCCGTCGTACCGGTGGGGGGCAGCACCGAACTCGCCGAGGACGCGCGTCAGGTCCGGGAACGTCCACCCGCGGTACTCGTCCGGGTTGAGCTCGATAAGGCGGTGCAGCACTTCGGGGGTACGCACGCGCGGCTCGGCCCCGACCACCTGGACAATGTCGGCGAGGTGGTCGGCCGGCTCGCCCTGGCCTTCGCCATTGCGGGACTTGACGCCTGACCTGCGGTTTTTGATGCGGTCGGCGAGCTCGTCGGCCTCGTCGTCGTTGATGAAGTGCGTGCGGATGGTGATCGACGATTGGCCGGGCGCCAGTTTCACGCCGTCGCCCGCGACGACCAGTACGCCCTTGTCGAGGCCCTGGCGGAGCTTGTGGGGGGCGGCGCCGCCGTCGATGGCCTTGTCGCCCAGCGCCATCCTGGCCTGCGACTCCGTGCCCAGGACCAGTGAGGCGCGGATGTGGTTGCCCTCGCGGGAGCGCTTGGGCAGGTTCTGGTCGGTGGGGTCCTGGGTGCCTTCCCAGACGGTGACGTTCACCGCGCGGCCCTGGTCGTGGATCGCCTTGACCGCCTGGAAGTACCGGGAGGTGGCCTTGGCGCCGCCGTAGGGCCGCTTGTCGTCGCCGACCGCCCCGGATCCGTAAGCGACCTGGGCTTCGTCGCAGATCAGGACCAGCGGGGTGAACACGGTGCCCTTGGGCTGCTGGAGGCGCCACTGCATCTCGGCGACGCCGTCCTCCATCATCAGCGTGGCGGCGATGACGTGCTGGTCGGTGGGACCTTCGATCAGCTCGGTGGCGATGCCGTCCGCGCACGACCAGTCGCCGATGCCCTTGAGGTCGGCGACGCGGAACTCCACGGCGACGTCGTGGGCGAGCCACAGGAACAGGGACCGCAGCGACGCGGTCTTGCCCTGGTTGGACAGGCCGGTGATGAGCATGTGGCACTGGTAGACGCTGATCAGGGCGGCGTCGCCGCGCAGGTCAACGCCCCATGGGGCGCGGCCGTTCTTGTAGTCGGCGGTCGAGTCCGGGTCGATGACCAGCGGCGACGGGCCGATCGGCTCATCGAGCGCCCCGGAGTCGGCGATCCACAGGTGCACGGTGCGGGCGGCGGTCGCCTTGGTGACGAACACCTCGTGCTCGTGCCGGCCCATGTTCTCGGCGAGCTTCCGCCGCCGGTTCATGACCTCTTCGGTGCTGACGCCGGACGGCAGCAGCACGTCGAGTTCGACGCCGCAGCCTGCGATGACGATGGGGCCGAGCATGCCCGCGCCTGCGTCCTCCATGTTCTTGATGGCGCCCCGCAGTTGGCCAATGCCCAGGTCGCGCAGGGCGGTGACAACGATCGACGGGGTGATCGGCTCACCATCGCTGCGCTGACGCGGGGGCAGTGCCCACTGCGGAGCGGTCTGCCGCTGGTGGCCGGTGTGCCACAGGCCCAGGAGGATCATCCACGGGGCGAGGAACACGGCCGGGCCCCAGATGATCGACACGAAGACCACGGCCCACCGGATCGCCTCGATGGTGCCCATGACGGGCACGATGACCTGCAAGGGGTCCTTCTCGGCGATGGCCATGAGGACGCCCAGGCCGAGCAGCCCGCCGGCCGTTGCCGCAGTGCCGACCGCGGTGGCCTTGGCGATCTGCTGCGGCGCCTTCAGCAGGTCCATTCGCCGCTGGTGGCGGGCGGCACGGAAGGCCCGGCCGCGCTCCTCCCAGATCATGGCTTCCTCGCGCTGACCTGCGGCTTCTGCGGTGCGCATCATCCGCTCGTACCGGGCGGCGCTGCGGCCGTCCCAAGTGCGCTTCGCGAGGATGCCCGCTCCGCCCGCGACGAAAGCGCCATGGCGAGCGACCAGACGGGCACCGCTCTTGGTGCGGTCGTGGGTGACGACGACGCGCACTCGGCGGACGGAGCGGCGCAGCAGCGGGTCGGCGGCGGGACGCTCGGCCGGCGGCGTCGGCTGCGTGGCCGGCTGTACGGGCGGGGCGCTGGGCTGCGTGGCCGGCGGGTCGCCGATCTTCACGAGCCTCAGCGGCTGCTCGTGCCCGTTGATGACGGTGCCGTCGGTGATGGTCATGGTCAGCTTTCTCCGTCGAGGCTGGGCAGGGGCGCGCGGTCGAGGATTTCGGCGCGGATGTTCTTGGCTGTGGAGTCGGAGACGACGCCGAGGCCGGCGGCGGCGAGTGCGGATGCAAACTCGGTAGCCGTGGGGTTTCGACGGAGTCGGGCGAACTCGATATGGAAGATCGGCGCGGCGGCATCCACCCACTCATCGAGAGATCGGCGCGGTGCCTTCTTGGCTGCGCGCGAACGACTGGCTCGGGCCTTTGCCCTGGTCGGACGGGGCGCGGCGCCGGCGCGGTGCTTCGGCCCCTTGCCGGAGATGAAGTGGACGACGTCCGGGGCGAGTTCGAACCACTCGCTGTCGGCCACGCGATAGGCCCCGAACTTCGCGTGCAGCGCCCGCTCCAGATCCATCCCGCCGTGCAGCAGAAGTAGCACCGCGTCTTCCCTGAGCGATAGCGACTGCACGCGGCTGAACAGGGACTTCGTGTATCCGATCTTGACCCGGCCGCCGTTGGCCATGAAGTACACCAGCGCCGAATGCGGGTCCGTCGCCGGCATCTGCGCGGCCTGCGCGCTCGCCACCAGGTGCGCAAGGTCAGGCGGCAGGGTTCGGCTACTCAGCGCGCGAGCATCACGCAACGCGCCGACCAGCATCTCCGGCACGACGAACGCCGCGACCTGCAACTTGTGCTCGTCGCACAGCCGAACCGGCACGACCAGCGTCGCCGCGTGGATGCAGGGCGCGCCGTCGCGCTGGGCTTGGCAGGTGAGTTGATCCATCGCGGTGATTCAGCTTCCGGTGAGTGTGCGGACGTTGGTCTGGCCGAGGGCGGCGAGGTGCGGTTCGTTCTTCTCGACGGCGTCGCGGATCCGCTGGCATGTGGGGCGGGAGATCGCCCTGGGGGCGAGCTTCGCTTCAACGAGGACGTCACGGATCTCGGTCCACTCGGGCCGCTTGTCCAGCTCGTCGTAGAGCGCACGGACGCGCTCACGGCGGCGCTCGGTTGTGGTCTTCCTGGGCGCGCTCTTCTGGCCGCCCGCTGAGCGCCCGCGGTTGGTCCTGGATGAGCGCGTGGGCTGAGCGTCGCTTGGGCGCTCACCGTGAGCGCTCACCGGGGCCTCGGTGTGAGCGTCGGGGGCGCGCTCGGGCTGAGCGTCCATGGGGCGCTCGCTCTCGGCGCTCGCCGCGACCTCTCCGGCCGCTTCCTTGAGCGCCTCGGGGAGTTCGATGCCGAGGACGTAGGCGCGGTAGATCGCCCAGGTTCCGGACCGGTCGATGACCCACCGAAGCGGGTGGAGGCGGGGCCGTTCCTGCCCGTCGCGCCGGGCTGCCGCGGCGCGGGCCTCGGACATCAGGCCCTCGAAGAGCAGCACTGCGGCGGGCGGCATGAACGAGGCGATCCACCGGCCGGTGGGGTCGCTGATGTGCTGGTAGTTGATCCACGACGACAGGCCTGTGAAGACGACGATGAGGAGCCGCCACACGGTGGCGCTGCGGCCATGGATCGACGCGCGGAACACGACGAGGGACAGACCGAGGGGGGCGCCGTCGAACGTCGCGGGCACCAGCCAGCCGGTGTGCGCAGTCAAGCCCATGTGGGTCATGCCGAACGAGTGCAGGCCGATGAAGCTGGCGGTCCAGCCGGACACGGCGACGACGAGGACGATGAGGAACCCGACGACACCGAGGCCGGTGTCGCGCAGCCAGTGGCCGACGGTGCGCCACCGGTCGCCGCGCGGGGTGGCGGCCGGCGTGAGCCCGGGCGCGAGGGTGAAGGACTCGACGAGGTTGAACGGGGGCTTCTCGTTCACGCCGTCCGCCCCCTCATGCGCCGCACGACGTACCGCCAGCCGACGGCCACGGCGAGCGCTACGACGGCGGCGGGTTGGTGCAGCGACCAGGCGGCCGCGGCCACCGCGGGGGACGCGGCCCAACTGGTGGCGTGCCAGAGCAGCGCGGCGAGCGTGGGGTAGGCGGCGGTGAGGCCGAACAGGATGCCGCCGAGGATGGCGCGCACGGTGAGCTCCTTCGGGTGTGGTGGGTGCCGGATCAGGTGCGGTCGCGGGGGTCGCGGTACCGGTCGGGCAACGCCGGGTTGTCGTAGGCGTCTTCGACGTCCAGGTACAGGTACCGGGACTGCGTGGTTTCGACGGTCGGGTCGGCGACCTGCTCGAAGTAGGCGTCCATGGCCTTGTCGGCGGCCTTGAGTCGGACGACGGCCTTCGCGGCGGTGATGGGGTTACGCATTGCGGGCTCCTTCGGGGTGAGGCGGGTGGTCGGGTGGTTTACGGGTTCCGGGTTGCGCGGCGCTGGACTTGCTCTCGCAGTCGGGCGGTGGTCTGGCGTGCTTCTTCCGCCTGCCGGGCTTGGTTGGGGGTCAGGGTGGTGTCGGCGGGGGTGTCGGGTTCCGGGTAGGTCGGGGCGAACGGGTTCCATCCCACGGAGGGGCTCCTCTCTCGGTGGCGGGTGTGGCTGGCGGTTCTCCGCGAGCCTCAGGTGATCTGAGATCTGCCGAGCCGTTGGCGTTTGCGCTCTTCGTATCGGCGCTGGCGACCGCGCTTGCAGGCCAAGCACACGCGGGCGCCCTTGCCGTCCCGGGAGAGGTTTGCTCCGCGAAGCGGATGCCCTTCCGCGCACTCCGTCCTGGAAGCCCAGTTGTGCCGGCCGTGGCGCAGGGTGTCCTGGGAGTTCTCGACCTTGGTCCCCCACGCGAGGTTTTCGAGGCGGTTGTCGTTTGGGACTCCGTTGAGATGTCTCACCTCGCAACCCCCGGGCTGCGACCCAAGGAAGGCCAAGGCCACCAAGCGGTGTACTGACCACGTCATGCGGCGCCCTGTGGCATCCCGCAGGTTCACCCTTGTGTGGCCGAACCGCGTTGGCTGCTGGGCCATGAAGCGGCCTTTGAGCGTCATGGCGTTGCGGGCTCTCCGCGCCATGCTGTAGACGCGCCCTTGGGTGCTGACCTTGTACAAGTTCTCGTAGCCAGGTATGGGTAGCCACTGCTCCCCATCCACGTTGCCTTCGTTCTCGGCGAGCCCCGTAGCCATCACCGGCAACTCCTGGCGGACGGCTCTACGGATGCTCTTAGCCCCGACTTCCAGGAGCCGGACTACATCGGAGATGGCGTCGGCGCCGCAGCCCGTGAGTAGGCAGTCGATCTGCCGGCGTGCCTCGTCGCCGACGCCATGGCGAACTGCGATGTCTATAACCGCCTTTGCGACAGCGGCTGCCTCGGTAGCGGTGGACATTCGCAGTTCCTCTCGGGTTGTTGCGGGCAGCCGTCAGTCGGTGGCTAGCGGAGGTGCCAGGGGAGCTTTGCGGCGGCCTCATTGGCCGCGCGGTTCAGCTCCAGGTACTCGGGCGTTTCGTCGTGGATCCCGGCGGCCTCGTCGGCGCGTTGGTTGGCGTGCAGTGCGGAGTCGGCGGCCTTGGACGCCTTGACGTCCTCGGGGCGGCCGAGCAGCTTGTCGCGGAGGCTCATTCGGTGCTGTCCGCGTTGGTGGCGGCGTAGGTGTGGGTGGTGCCGTCCGCGGCTGTCTCGGTGACCGTTTCGCCGGGGTTCACGGTGTAGCTGTGAGTGGGGATGAGTCCCTGGTCTGTCGGGTCAGTGGGCTCGCCGTTGCTGAAACCGAGCACGATGGGCATGTGGTTCTCCTGTCTGGGCCGGGCTGTCCGGTCCTGCGCCGTCCCCGACCGTGGCGGCCCGGGGGCGACGCAGCGGCCGTCAGCGGTCCCCGGTGGGGTTGGGGGTGGTGTCGGCGAGCCGCTCGTACACGGCCTGCCGGTCCTTCGGCGGGAGCGCCTGAACCTGCTCGTTCACCCGGTGGAACCGGGCCGGGTCACCGGAGGCGATGATCAGTTCGGAGGCGATGTCGTTGGTGCTCCAGCCCATGACGGGCTCCTCTCTCGGGTTGGGTGCCGGCGGCCCCGGCGGTCTAGTCGGTCTCTTCGCGGACGGGTGTGGGGTTGAGCCATTCCTGCGCGACCTCGTAGTCGCGGGCGGCCTGGGCGAGCTCTTCCTCGGCGGTCATCAGTCGTCGGCTCCGGCGGGGAACGACTCGCGGTCGTCCTGGCCGCACCAGTCGCAGGAGGTGATCACTTCGCACCCCGCTTCCGGCAGCCGTCGGCGTGCTTCTTGGCGCCATCGCGGGCGAAGGGAAGCGCCGAGTAGCCGAGGCTGCGGTGCTTCTCCGAGCCCGAGCACTCGAACCGGTACGGGAAGAGGTTGTTGCCGGTCGCGGTCACCTCGACCACCGCGCCCTTGCGGGTCGGGAACGACATGACGGGCTGGTCGGCGCTCATGCCGCAGCCCCCGCAGCCCACTCGCGGTACTCGGCGAGACCGGCGCGGATCGCCCGGCCGCTCTCGCGCACCCGGCGGTACGCCTCGTCCATGTCCGGGTCCGAGTCGCCGTCATGGTCGACCGGCCCGCGCGGGCCAGGAATCGGCAGGCGCGGGATGGCGGACCGTGAGTCCTCCCACGCCGCGGCAACACGGGCCGCGACGTGGTCGGGGAAACGCGGCGGGGTGGGGTGGGTTGCGGTGGCAGTACTGTTCACGATGATCTCCCGGGTGCTTGCAGGCTTCGGGCGGTCGGGCCCCGGTCGGCGTTCACAGCGCCGGCCGGGGTTTTGTGCGGTCAGGCAACTTCCTCGGCGGAGATCTGAGACGCCTGGAGGAACTCGGCCACGGCCGACTCGGGGATGCGCAGTCCGCGCTTCCGCAGCCGCCCTTCGCCGATGCGGTGGGCGCGGATGCGTCCGGAGTCGGCGAGGCGGTACACGGTGGACACGTGGACGTCGAGGCGGTCCGCGACCTGCTGTGCCCGCAGCAACGGCTCAACGGTGGCGGGGGCCGTAGTCGGGGCAGTCGGGTCGTGGCACACGGGGGCTCCTGAGGCGCGGTTGAAGGGGTGCTTATCTTCTTCGAAGAGGCACATCCTCAGTGAAGCCGAGTTCTTCGAAGAAGGCAAGCTCTTCTAGTTCGCACGCTCCCGGCGCGCCCCCGACGCACGAAGAAGCCCCCCACCGCCGAAGCGATGGGGGGCGCAGGAGTTCGCAGGTCAGGAGGAGAAGACGTACTCCAGGATGTAGTTGGACCCGTCGAGCGTCATCTCGTTGACTTCTACGAGGCGGTCATTCTGGTCTGCCGCGATGCGGATGATCTGGAAGACGGGAGTACCGGGGCCCAAGCTGAAATCGGCCGCCTCCTGGGGCGTGGGCATCCTCGTCCTCACCTCCTCCTTGAACCGCGCAGGCGCATGGCCGATCTCGGCAAGTCGGGCATACATGCCACCAGGGCCGGTGTCGGGCTGGGTGATGGCCGTGCCAGCCGCCAAGCTCATTGGCACATACGAGACGGCCGTCTGGATGAGCCGCCCCTCCACATGGAAGCGCCGGCTGCGGCGGCACATGCGCTCGTCGGACTCCAGGAGTTGGGCCACATGATCAGGCGCATCGACCTCGTTGACGTCCACCTCAACGCGACGCGGGCGGTCCTCTAGGTCCACGTCCCAGATTGACCGCCCGGCGTGCCACACCTCTGAGGAGAGGCGCTGAACTGCGGGCCGTCTGATCGGACGGAAGGCCCGGACCGTGACGCCGACGCCCTGCTTGCTCTCGATGAGGCCTTCGGCGCGCAGGGCGTCCAGGGCTTGCCGCACTGTGGATCGAGCGGCCACATGCCGCTCCATGAGGCCATTCTCGCCTTCGAGCTTCGAGCCCGGTGCTAGCTCGCCGCTGAGGATCTTCGCGCGCAGCTCGTCCGCGATCTCCTGATGGCGGCGCGGCCCGCGCTCGGGCTTGCTGGGCAAGGTTTCCTCCTAGATCGGCTTCTTCAGAGATGCTAGCCACCGACCAGTTGAGGTGCGAACTCTGCGAAACCCTTGAAGTTCTTCGAAGAAGCGGTCAGACTCAATGCTACGCAACGCCGCTTCACGCTGGGAAGTGGTGACCGTGCGTATCGAAGGGGACACGTATGCCCGATCCGCTACACCCAACCCTGCCAGCTCGACACGAGCGCCCCGCGTATACCTGGGAGGACCCTCGGCGCCTCGGCCTCGACCTGGACGCCACTTCGGACTCGCCGCCCATCTCCGTGGACGATCTGCGATTCCCGCCGACCCATCACTGTCAGAGCGATCACACCAAAGCCGCCCCCAGGGAAGTGGAGCCGCCGCGACAGAAGCGTCTCGGGAGCAGCTACCAACCCGACTCGTCTCACACCTACCTGATCGGGATCAAGGGTTCAGGTCTGGTGAAGATCGGATGGGCTAAGGATCCGAAGAAGCGTCTCGCCCTTCTTCAGATCGGGCATCCCATGGTGTTGTCCCTTCTCTGGGTGACGAAAGGTCCCTACGAGAGGGCCCTGCATCGGCGGTTCGCAGGACATCGAGTGCGCGGCGAATGGTTCGACTTCACGCCGCTCGGTGATCCCGTTGAAGTCGTAGAGGCCGCAGTCGCAGAGATCGGCGCGACCGTCACCTGAACGCACGAACGGCCGGGTGTACCACCACCCGGCCGCCGCAAGAACCAGCGGGTTGCAGCCCGCTGATCGGTAGAGATCCAGTCGCTAGATAGGAGAGCTCCGTCTTGACTTTACCAACGAAGGGGTCTGCCGTTCCCGCGCCAGCCACCCCTGTGTCGACCGTCACGCCCAGCCCGCAGCGTCGCCGAGCCGTGTGCCCCGGATGCCAAGACCGTGAGTACGTCCGCCTCGACGGCCTGCTGCGCAAGCACCGGTCGTCGTGGACGGGCGACAGGTGCCCCGGCAGCGAGACGACGCCGATTCCCATCGACGTGCCGGACTACGACCTGAGCCCTCGCGGCCTGCACGACGCGAAAGCCCTGGATCGGTGGGACTTCCTGTCGATGCCGCTGAACACGCTGATCCTGATGGCGCGGGCGGAGTACCGCGAGATCGCTGCGCCGAGCCTGGACTTCCGGGGCTCCATCCGCCGCCTCACGAACAGCCGGCACTGGCTCTGGGTGCTGTCGATGCCGATCGGCCAAGACCCGCTGGAGCAGGAGTTGACGATCCGCGGCCTGCTCGCAGCAGCGCACGGCGTGGATGTCGCGGACTGGCCGATGGAGCTGGAGATTCGGCCGAGCTGAACACCCCACGGCCGGGCGACGTAAAGCCGCCCGGCCGCCGATCAACAGGTCACCCCACCGGCACGAAAGGCGCCTGCGCGCAATGACTCTGTCCATTCCTGGCTTCGGCCGGTGCGCTCCGAGCGTCTCGACTCGATCGCGGGGACGCGCCTGATGGGGATCAGGATCATCGTTGAAGTCCTCGATCACTGGCAGGACGCGGGCCTGACGGCTGGTGAGCGGAATGACCTGCTCGTCCTCGCCGAGAACGCCAACGACCGAACCCGCGAGACCTGGCCCAAGGGGGGCGTTCACCAGTCGTACATCCTCAAGCGCACGGGCAAGAGCGCTGGCGGATGGAAGAACGCCATCGGCAAGCTGATGAAGAAGGGCGTCTTGGCCTACGCAGTGCACGGCGGCCGTGAGCTGTCGGGGTTCCCTGGGCAGGCTGCCGTCTACCGCATCGCGCCGCTCTGTCCCGAGGCGCCGCATGACGGGTTCTTGGGGCAGTGCGCGAGAGTCGAGAGGGTCACCTCTCAGGTGACCCATTCTGAGGGCGATGGGCTGGAAACGGGTCACCTCTCGGATGGAGAGGGTCACCTGTCAGAGGAAACGGGTCACCTCTGGGATGCAGAACGGGTCACCTCTCAGGTGACCCCAACCCCTCTTTACCCCTCTTCTAAAACCCCCTCGGGTATTACCTCCTCCTCCGTGGCTGAGCCCTCCACGGACCCATCCGCAGTCGCGCCTGACACCGAGGAGGGCGGAGGCGGCGGTTCTCTCGATGATTCGAGATCCACAGCCGAAGAGATCGCGTCCGCTCTCGACTACCGTGGCAAGACGCCAGACAAGCGGCAGCGACGGACGATCGCCGATCGGCTGACGGCCGCTCTGGCGTCCGGCTGGACGGTGGACGGGCTGGCGCTCTACCTCGACCTCGGGACGGCCGCCGTGGACTCACCAGCCGCCGTGTACGCCCACCGGTTGAAGCCCGAGGTGCTGCCCGACGCCGAACCCCTCCCCGCTCCTCCTGCTGCCCGTGGTGGCGTCCGTGGCCGGATGCCGACCGCCGAGGAGTACGCGAACCTGACGGTCGAGGACATCCTCGGCGCGGGTCGCCAGGAAGCTCCGGCCGGCGGGATGTGGGAACAGGCCACCGCTCGCGCCCGAGCCCGCATGGGCGGGGGCACGGACAGCACGGTGGCCGGCTGGGCTGCCGTCGCCGCCGACCTCGGCCGCCGCGAACCCCACCGGCCGTACACCAACGACGTCTGGACCACGCCGGCCAACCCGACCGAGGCCGCGGGGATCCCATGGTGCGGGGACGTCGAGTGCGAACCCATCGGCCGCATGCGCGAACGCATCGACAGTAACGGCTACAAGACGGATCACCCCTGCACGAAATGCCACCCGGGCTTTCAGTTCGGATAGTTCGGCCCCCGCGATCCGGATGCAGCGGTGAGGCTCTGTCACAGACGCGCAACACGCCCTGCTTTGCCGCGTCGATCCTGCAATGCTCCCGTCCTTCACTGATTTTTGGGGGGCACCATCATGACGCTGAACGATGGATCAGGGCGCGGCCGGCCGGGTAGTTGGTCGCGGCGGAAGAAGGTCACGGTGTGGTCAGTATCGGGAGTCGTCGGGTTCCTCGTGCTGATGTTCATCATCGGCACGATCGCCGGACCGCCGAAGAAGGGCGACAGCAAGCCGATCGCGAAGGCCGCGGCGAGCGCGGCCGAGTCGAGTTCCTCGGCGGCGCCCAGCTCCGGCAGGCCATCGGCGCCGACCGCCACCACGCTGTCGCCCAAACCGGAACCGGCAACCACGGCGCCGACCACGAACCCACCGACCACGGCCTCGCCCACCGAGAAAACTTGCGGCCCAGAGCGGGACGTCGTCGTCTGGATGAAGGTGCCCGACCTGCCCGACAGTGCTCAGGTGCTGGGGAACTACAACCTGGCGACCTGCGAGCCCACGTTCCAGTGGCTTCAGGAGACGTCGCCGACCGACGCCGGCTACTGCACGGAAGCGGCTTGGGCGAGCGACAACCCGGGGTACAGCGCCGACGCTGAGCCTGCGAAGCGTCCCCAGGGGGTACAGGTGACCATCGGGCCGGCGTGCTGACCTGTGAGAAGTACCGGCCGGGCGGATTCTGACCGACCGCCGCGCACCCTGTCCGGTTCCTCTCTCGCCACGCCCTCCCTCTATCCGGCAGGCTGGCCGCCAACCGAGGGGGTCGTGGTGGCGGACATATGCCCGTTGTGCAAGCGGGATGATCAGACGAAGAGCCTGTCGGGTCATTGGAATGATCTGACGCCCGGGTCTGTGCACTACGCCCGGTTGAAGCAGCCGTCCGAGGCGGAAGTCCGGTATCTGTACGCGCTCGGGGTTGCGCTGTTGGGTGTGGCGCTGCTGATGACGGGCGCGGTCCTGCCGGGCGTTGTGGTGCTGGCCGGCGGTATCGGCTGGGGTGTGGTGATGTCCCGGCAGGTGGCTGTGGCGGACGGGAAGCGAGCAGTGTGGGCGCGCTCGAAGTGGTGCGGGCGGTGCACGGAGGCGTTCGACCCGAAGGCGTGACGTCCGGTCAGTAGTTCCCGCTGGCCTGCGCTTCCTGGACGACCTGCGCCCTGTACTGCGGGCAGTACGTGGTGACGCCGAGGATGACGACCTGGTAGGTGTCGCTGATCTGGGTGCCCCAGTTGTCGCCGGACGGGTAGAGGCCGGAGCGGACGGCGAGGATGTCGTTCAGGCTGTGGCCGGCGGCGAGTTGGTCGCACCACTGCTGCGGGTAGGCGGCGATCTCGTCGTCGGTGGGTGCGGCGGTTGCCCAGCTCTGGATGGTGGCGCCGTGGATGGCGGCGAGGAACTGGTCCTGCTTGCTGACGGTCGGCGTGCTGGTGGCCTTGTCGGGTGTGGCGGTGGTGCTGGCCGAGCAGCCGGCGAGTGCGAGTCCGGCGGCGAGTAGTGCGGCTGCGGTGGTGCGGCGCATGGGTCCCCCTAGTGGTTGAGCCCCCGAGCGTGGCAGGGGTCAGCGCGTCCCGCCCTGGCTGTGTCCGAGCTGTGACCGGCCCGGTCGCCGCGTGGGAACGGGGCCGCCTGCATGAGCTGCTTCCTGGTACGCCACCGGAGCCAGCCGGCTCCGGAGAAGAACGGCAACCCGGCGGCGGCTCAGCCGAGGTAGTGGATTTGCAGCACCGTCACGGTCTTGAGCGTGTGCCCGATGAGGAGGATGGCCGACGCCTGGCGGGTGATGAGCCATCTCATGACGCCGTCGTCCTCGCCGTAGGGCTCGGTTGCTCCGAGCGGGTCCTGGCAGGCCGTGTCGAGGGCGACGGTGAGGGCCTCGGAGATGCTCGGCGGGAGCGCGTCGTGGACGGCTTCGACGCCGAGATCGTAGGTGAGCCGGTACACCCGGTCAGCCTGTCAGGTCAGGCGGCGCCGCGGGTCCGAATCCGTTCAGCTTCTGCGTGGATACGGTCGGTGGCGTCGATCCACTCGCCGGGGGGCTGTTCGCCGCGGGCGTCGTACTCGGCGAGTTCACGGCCGCGGGCGACTGCTTCGAGGGTGCGGGCGGCGATGCCCTGCCACTTCGCGAACACGTTGAGCAGCTCGTGGGCCGGCGCACGGTTGATCTCGCCGAGGAAGCGGGTAGCGAGCTGCGGGGCGCCGAGGGCATCACAGATGGTCTCGATGGTCCACGTCTGCTCGCTCATGGCGAATCCTCCAGATGTTCCGAATGATCTGAGGGTAGTCGTGTCCCCCCTCGGGCTGGTATCAGCTCACGGTCTGGCATATGCCAAAGCGTTGGCCAGGGGTTCGGCTACGCCCCCGGCAGCGTCTCCTGTGCCACGTCGAACCGGCCGGGCCCGCGAACGTCCCGCTCTCCCGCCTTGTGCGCGCAAGCATCGCCGCGGCCTCGCAGCCGAGCCGCCCAGCCCTTCAGCGGCCGATGACAGTCGGCGCACTCCACCACGCGCACCCCCGCCGCCAGCTCGGTGTCAGTGGCCAAGCCGGGCAGCGGGGACGCGGCGGGGGTAGTCATGGCCCCAGTCTGGCGCGTCAGCGGCTGACGCCGATGATGGTCTTCGGGTGTTCCAAGCACGCTCCGAGGAGGCTCACAAGGTAGTCGCGGGCGCCCTCGTAGCTGCCCCAGCCGTTGCCCGGCTCCATGGCCCGGTAGACGTCGGGGTTGTTGGCCATGTTCCAGGCGGCTCTGCGCAGGTCGGGGATTGCGGCGTCGGCGAGACGCCCGTCGAGATCGGCCAACGGGTAGCCGAGGGCCTGCGACCACATCCCGGAGACGTTGCTGGTGTAGTTGCCGACGCTGTGCACGGTGGCCGGTTCTTCGCCGCCAGTGTCGATGCGCAGGTACAGGTCGTAGCTCACTTGGTCTCCTCGTGGTCCGACAGCTTCTCCCACGCCCGGTGCGACCAGCACCAGACCTTGCCCGGGATGACCGGGTTGCCCGGCAGCCACGTCTGGACGGTGGGCCTGGTCTCGATGCGAATCCGCTCCTCGCCGGGCGGGTCGGTCTCCGTCTGCGGCGTCTCGTACAGGTGGGTAGTCACCGCGCCTTCGCCTCCTGTCCGGCCGCGCTTTTCGCCGTGACCGTCCCGTACCGCTCCACCCGGTGCCCGCAGGCACACCCGGGGTCGTCACAGTGCTGGTCGCGGGGTGCGCGCTGGTCAGCGGCTCGGCCGCATGGGGCGCAGATCATGGGGTTCCTCCTGGTAGTCGCCGATGTCGGGCAGTACGTCGGTGTCGCGGGGAGGTGGCCACTCGGGGTCGCAGTCCGGGCCGACCGGGGGGCCGAACACCCGCTCCACCTCGGGGTCGCGCGGGGGTCTGGTCACCGGTTCCTCCAGGTGCGCCCGCTCGGCTCGTGGCAGTGCCACTTGCTGCGGGTCCGGTGGGCGGCCGGCCAGGTGCAGCGCACGGGCCGCCACAGGTGCCAGCGCCACGACCGGCAGCGGTGGCTCACAGGTCACTCCCGTCGTCAGGGTTGGTCCAGCGCGTCCCGATGCGGCTGACGTGCCGGTCGTGGGGGCCTTCTACGATGCAGCGCTCGTCGGGCACGTCCGGGTCGGCGGAGAGGAGTCCGGCGGGGCAGGCGGGCGGCGGCTCGTCGTCGGCCGGGTCCCACGTCGCGAGCGGCCCACGGTCCTCGGTGGCCCAGGCGTAAGTAGGGCAGGGCCAGCGGTTGCCGCATTCGACGCATTCGCCGGTGGTCCCGCCGTGCTGGTCGACGTACTTGGAGTGCGCGGCGGCGATGCGGCCCAGGCGAGCGGCAAGACGGTCGTCGTCCCACACGATGCGCGTCGCGCCACCGTGGCCGTGGACCGCCTCGGCGTCTTCGAGGCGGGGCCAGATCACGGTGCTGGGGCGGTCACCGCGCCAGTGGATGCTGACGGTCTGGTCGGGCCAGAGCACGCCGTCGGCCACACGGCCAGTACCGGACACGCCGGTGATGTCGGTGGTGCGCTGGAGATGGAAGCGGCGGGGTTCGGTCATGACCGGTCTCCTTGCTTGCCGGGGTGTTCGGCGACGACGGTGCTGGTGATGGTTCGGCAGACGGTGCGGTAGTTGCCGCCGCCGAGCTCCGGGTCGCCCATGAACCATGCGGCGTCGGCGAGCGCCCGCTCGGGGGTGGGCGCGGGGCTGATGCTCTCCACGATCCAGCGGCCGTCGGACAGGGCGCGTTCGACGACGTACTCGACGCGGGTGGGGTGGGCTTCGGGCTCGGCGGTCACTTCCCGCCCCCGTCGCCCCGTCCGTCCGGCCCGACCGGCGCGGTGCGTGCCCGTGGCGTGTAGGGCACGGCGATCGCCGCGAGTGCTTCCCGGGCTAGGCGTTCGATGACCTGCTGCTGGGCTGCGACCAGCGCGGTCAGTTCGGCGATCCGGATTCCGGCCTGCTGGGTGCGGGTGCGTTCTGTGGCGAGCTCGGTGGCCAGTTCGCACGTCTCGCAGCTGTCACAGCCGCCCCCGGCGATGGCCTCGCGCATCGTGTCGCGGCCGGCGGACGGGGCGGGTCGGTACAGTCGTCGTCCGCCGCGCACGGTCTCGGTGCTGGGGACGATGGCCTCGGGCTGGTCGCAGCTTGGGCAGGAGTGGCTGGTGCCAACGCCGCCCCCGGTTTCGTTGGGACTGGGGGCCGGGGTGCCAAGCTCCGTTGGGGCGTCGGCCTGCTGGACGAACTCGGTGATGCTCCGCCCCCGTTCGGCCATGATCGCCCGCCCGCATTTGGCGCCCTCCAGCCACTCCCGGACGCGGGCGATCGGCACCTCGGCCAGGCCCCCGTCCTCGGCGTGGTCGCACATCTCCCGGGCGAACAGCAGCGCGTCCCCGGCGCGGTACAGGTCGAGGCTGAGGCGGTCAACCTCGGCGCGGGCCTCCTCGGCGGTGAGCTCAGCGGGGCCAAGGTCGGGCGCGGGCTCCCGGCATCCGCACACCACCCGCTGGTCGGGCATGGGCGTGGTGGCCTCGCCGAGCATCGACGCGGTCACCTGATCGGCGAGTTGGGTCTGCTGCTCCGGAGTGAGGCAACTGGGCCACGTGCACGACGGACGGCCCTCGGCGTCCGGCCGTTCGGCGCAGTCGGGTCCGCCGCAACCCACACACCCGGCGCACGAGGGCGGGGCGGTCGGCTGCGCGGGGACGGTGGGCTCGGTGGTCACAGTTCACCTCGGGTCTGGAGTTCGTCGAGGAATTCGTCGGCGATGACGTGCAGGGCGTCCTCGTGCACCTTCGGCCCGGTCAGGGCGTAGCGCTTCGCATCCTGGCCAACGCGGGCGAGGGCTGCTTTGAGAACGGGGGTGGAGTCGTGGCGGTGAGGCCGCTCCGGGCGGCTGGTCGCGGGATCGGGCGTGTCAGGCACGGGGCGCCTCCTCGGCTGCGCTCTGCTCGCGGTTGCTGTGCGGCGGTTCGGCGCTCTGCGTCCACCAGGCCCCGGAGTTGGCATCAACGTGCCGCCAGCGGGGGTGCGGTCCAGGCGGGAGGGTGCAGGTCCATCCGAAGAGCTGGTCGGCGCAGGCATCAGGCATCGGACGCCTCCGGGGTGGTGGTGCTCTGGCGGTACATGAGAAGCGCGGCATTCACCCAGTCGCCTTCGCCGAGGGTTCGACGGTCCGGACTGTCGGCGGGCAGACGGGTGTGCGATCCGATCTTGGCGAGAACCGGGGCGCCGTCCGGGGCGAACTCCCCGGTGTGGTGCCAGACGGGCATGCGATCGTCGTAGCGGGCGTCGGCGGGCAGGAAGTCGTCGCGCAGGTCGAACTCTTCGCCAGTGCCCGGATGGACCCACTCGTTGGCCCCGTCGGCGGCGTCGGAGCAGGGACCGCACTGGTTGGCGCCGTACAGGTGCTTGCCGCAGAAGTACTTGCCGCAGCCGTCCTCCGGGTCGCCGGGCGTGGTCCCGCAGAGGCAGCCGAGGCCGCGGTCGATCTCCTCGGTGCAGCCGGGCTCTTCGCAGACGGCGTCAACGCCGTATCCGGCTTCGATGGTTTTGCCGTCGCTGCGGACGACGGTGTAGTGGGCGTAGCCCATGTCAGGCTCCTTTGATGGGGGTGGACGCGAGCCACGCGACGTCCATCGCGAAGTACTTGATTTGGCCCTCGGGGTGGCGCTCTTGGTCGTAGCCGGACGGCGGCTCGTGACCGTCGGGGGTCTCGCCGACTGGACCGAACCAGTAGCGGGTGTACGTGTCCGGGGCGCCGTAGCGTTCTTCGCAGTGGACAGACCAGGTGCGGTCCATGCCGACCAGGCACTGCCAGCGGTTGGCGTGCTCATTGAAGGTGATCTCCCCGGCGCTGCCGGTGCGGCCGGGCGCGAGAGCCTCGCGGTAGTGGCTCCATCCGCCGCCCGTTTCGGATGGCTTCGGGCTGGTGATGGTGACGCGGTCGCCGGGCTTGAAGTCCACGGCGAGTTGGTCCAGGGCCCAGGCCTTGATGGCGCGGAGGTTGTAGACCTCGGCGCGGAGCCGTTGGAGGCTGATGCCTTCCAGCGCGGCGAGGGTGTCGTCGAACGCGGACACGGTGCTCCTTCGGTGGGTGCCGGCCCGGGTGGGTGACCGGGCCGGCAGGGGGTGGGGTGGGTCAGGGGGTGGTGGCGTTGGCGATCTGGTCGATGAGCCGCAGTTCGCCGGGCTCCAACTCGATGGCGGCGGCCTCGTAGAACCACTGCACCCAGACCGGTTCGAGGCCGGGCGCCTTGGCGAACTGTGCGTCGGTGAGGCCGCCTCGGGCGTAGGTGGAGGTGCGTTCGGCGAGGGTTTGCAGGTCGCTGTGGTTGATCCAGCGGGCGTTGCGGGTCTCTCGCTCGGACGGGTCCAGGTCGCCGGTGACGATGGCGCGGTAGATCGTCCACTGGTGGCCGATGCCGCGCGGGCCGGGCTGGCGGCGGCAGCGGTTGTTGCGCCACCCGGTGGCCACCTCGGTCAGCGAGAGGACTACGAGCCCGACTTCCTCACGCACCTCCGCCTCGGCGGCCTGCCGCAGCGTGCCGTGGGTATCGACGTGACCGGCGACGGGTGCGACGCCGGACGGGAACGTGTTGCGGTCGAACATCAGGTACTCACCGGCGGCGTTCGTGATGATCACGCCGACGGACGTGTTGTCGCAGGTCTTGGGCACGCGGGGCTCCTTGTGGGTTGGTCGGATCGGCGTGCGGGTCTGTGCGGGCCGTCCGCGGGTTCGTGGCGACTCGGGGACGGGCGCGCGGCCCCAGGAGGCCTACGGGGGCGCTGAGGGCCGCGACGGGGCGGTGGGGGTCATCGCCGCCCCTCCGCCCAGCAGCCGGGGCAGATGTCGCGGCCGCCGGGCATCCCGATGTGCCAGCCCTTGGTCTTCAGCCAGGCGCGCAGATCGGTTGCGGTGCGCGTCTCGAACGGGGCGTCCCACTCGGTGAGGCATTGCCCTCCGTCGGGCCACGGGGCGTCGCAGCGGATGCGGTGGATCACCACGGAGCTCACGCGGCGGCCCCCGTGGTGCGGGCGGTGTCCAGGTCGAGCGCCAACTGCACCGGCCGGCGGGCGGCGAGGATGTGCGCCGCGGCCCGCTCGCCGAGCCACTGCGCGTAGGCCGGCGGGATGGCCTCGGCGATCTCCTTGCGGACGTCCGTCCAGTCGATGCCCATGGCCTGCTGCCACTGCGCGACCGTGCCCTTGCCGCCGCCGTCGCCGTACACCGCGAAGTACGGGCCGGTGAACCACTGGCCGTGGCGCATGCCGGCGACCCTGCCGCGGTGCCTCAGGTGCGCGGGCGCCGCGGTGGCCCAGCCGCCCAACTCGAAGTTGCGGTGCCGGATCACGGCGAGGCCGAACATCTCCCCGCACAGCGTCACGTCGAGGCGCATGCGCTTCGCGGCACGGCCCGGGGGCTGCTCGATGACGTAGGGCCGGCCCGTGGCCTCCAGGGCGTCGCGCGTCGGGTCGAGCAGGTCCGGGTACTGGCCGCGGCGGGCGGCGTTGGTGCCCGCGGTCAGGGTGCAGTCGTGCTGGCAGGGCGGCCCGGCGTGGATCAGGTCGTACTCGTGGCCGTGCTCGCGGATGTAGGCCACGGCGTCGCCTTGGATGAACCGGTCGCCGCAGTACCGGGGCTGCGGGGCTATGTCCACGCCGGTGACGTGGAAGCCGGCCTGCTGGTAGCCGCGGGTGCAGCCGCCGACGCCGCAGAACGCGGCCAGCAGACGCAGCCCTCCCCCCGCCGTCCCCGCCCCGTGCCCCGCGCTCACCGGGTCACCCCGTCCGTCGTGGGCCACGCCTGGCGGCATCCGTTGCTGCGGCAGCGCGCGTCAGCGGGCGCGTCGGTGAGCGGCCACGTCAGCCCGTCGTCCAGGAGCGATCGGCCGCAGCGGGACATGACGCCCTCGGAGACGGTGCGGCCGGCCACGTGGATGGCCTTGTCGGAGCGGGTGTTCGGCCGGGCGTACCAGGACGCGTCACGCATCGCGGCCCACGGCTCCACCTCGGCGGCGCTCACCGGGTCACCGCCGCGAGGATGGCGTCGGCCAGGGCGAGGGTCTCCGGGCCGCCGACGCGGTTGATCTGCGTGGCGTCGTACTCGACCATCCGCGCCCACCGGTCGAACATCGCGGCCAGCAACGCGCCATGCCCGGGGTGCATCAGGGCGATCCACTCCAGGTTGAGCGGCCCGTTGTGCTCGGTGCTGAGGCTGCCGAGAGTCTTCCCTCCGCCAACGAGGCGGTGGTCGTATTCATCGCCCCAGCGGACGTTCGGGTCCTCGGCGAACCACGGGCCTTTCGTGGCTGTAGCGGCGGTGGCGCGCACCACCCCAGCGGCTTCGCGGAGGCGGGCGGCGGTGGTGGACTCGGGCTCGGTCACAGTGGGCCTTTCGGTTCGGGTTGACGGGCGGGGAGGGTGAGTCAGGAGGCGGGGAACAGGCCGAGCGCGACGGGCCGGGCGAGGCGGATCACGCACAGGTCCGCGCCGTCCTGCTCCCGCTCGATGCCGATCGCGCGCATGCCCTCGGCAACCGCGGCTTGCAGCGTGGTGCCAGTGCCGGCGCACCAGTCGAGGACGACGCCGCCGGGCGGGGTGACGAGCCGCACCAGCCAGGACATGAGGTCGAGGGGCTTCACCGTCGGCCACGCGGTGCCGTCCGGGAGGCGGGGACGCTCGGACGCCGGGGCCTTCGCCTCGTAGCGGAAGATCGGGAAGAAGCGGGACGCGCCGCCGGTGTCGCCGTAGGTCTCGGCGCCCGTCTCGGCGGGCATGTCGCCGGACCACCCAGAGCGGTTGCTGCGAGGCGTCCCAGCGCGCATCGCACCGGACGTGCGCACCCCGCTCTGCCGGTCCATCTCCGCCACCGCGCAACCGGCCACGCACCCGTCGGCGCAGGCGTCGCCGATGATCTCGCCGTCAGCGGCCAGCAGCGGCGAGTGCGTCAGCAGGACGTTGGTGGGCCAGCGGCCTGCGGTGGTGTCCAGCGGCCCGGATGAGGAAGCGCGGGAGAACGCGCCGATGTTGCTGCCGCCGGGCTTCATGCGGGCGCTGCCAGGGCTGTTGGCCCGCTCCATTGCCTTGGCATCGGCGGCGCCGATCGGGGTCCGACACCCGTCCACGTTGAGAGCGCCCGTCCCGTGCCGCAGCACGTTGGCGGCCACCGTGCCGTCAAGCGACTTGCGGGCCACGACGATCGGCTCGGCGCCAGGCTTGAGCTGGGTGTTCCAGCCCGACCACCGGGCAGCATCGTCGGTGGACGGGGCCGTTTCGTTTGCCGCCCAGCGGTTACCCCACCGCCCCGTGTAGACCTCGGAACCGGGCACCACTTGGTGCTGCTGGGGGTCGCGCCCCCCGATTCCCCGTGGCGGCCCGATGGTCTTCCTCTCGGCACCCGCCGCCTTGTCGATGGCCTTGGACACGTCGATGCCTTTCGGCATCCCGCTGCCGTAGTGCCACGTGATCGTGTCGCGAAGCTGAAACCCCGCGATGCGGATGGACAGGCCCATCAGGTCCACGGTGCGCGAGCCGGCGAAGGCGAGCAGGTGGCCGCCCGGCTTCAACACCCGCAGGCATTCGTCCCACACGCCGGGCGGGGGCACGAAGCGGTCCCAGTTCCTGCCCATGAATCCCCCCGGACCGTCGGGGACGTGGGTGCGATCGCCCGCCATCCATGCGGCTATGGCCTGGAGGACGGTCTCGGTAGCGAGCTCGGCGAGGCCATAGGGCGGGTCGCACACGACCGCGTCGACCGACGCGTCGGACAACGTGGGCAGCACGTCCAGCGCATCGGCGTGATGCAGGATCACCTCCCCGTCGAGGCTGGCGTAGTACGGCGTTGTCATGTCCGGGTCTCCGTTCGGTTGGGGTGGGGTTCGGCGGGGCGGGAGTTGGGCGGGTGGAGTTCCGGCGGGGGCGGGGTGGCTACGCGACTGCGGCCTGTTCGCCCCGCTCGACCCACCGACCGTCGCTGCCGGGGGTCTGCCAGCAGGCGCCCCACGGCTGCTCGACTCCGACGAGTCCGGCTTCGGTCGGCGGGAGGCAGCGACGGTCGGGGCCCGGCTTGCCGGTGCGGTGCTTCTCGGCGGCAGAGTCGGAGTTGAACGTCTCGTGACAAACGGGGCAATGCGCCCGGCGGAGTCCGGTCCAGGTCTTGCCACAAGCGCCGTGCGTGATCATGTGCTTCTCCTTCGGTTCGATATCGGGGCTGTGAGAGGCGCGCAGAGCGCCAGCGGAGGAACGGGGCCCGGAACGCGGGTTAGGCGCTCTGAGCGCGATGGCGACAGCGGGACGGGGGTGGTGGGCCCGACGCGGAGGATCGGATTGCGCTCACGTCGGCCCCCGGAACGTCGGCGGCGCCACCGGAGGCCGCACCGCATCCGCCTCGGCCAGCCGCCGCGACGCCACCCGGGCCAGCGCCGCGACCTGGCGGGGCGTCACCGGCAGATCCAGTTCGTCGGCCGCCGCGTCCAGGGCCCGGTGGAGCAGGCGCTCGTCGCGCAGGTTCAGGGCCGACATCACGCACCGTCCGAACGGTCGGTGGTGGGAACAGGGCTAAGCGGGCGCTCAGAGGCGGGGGTGGCGGCATGCCAGTGGGCTCGGCTGGTGAGGTGCCAGACCCGCTGATCGTCATCGCACCGGTACGCCCGGCATTCCGCCCGGCGCTCGGCGCGGCCCTCACCGGCGAGCGCGCGCTGCACCTTGACGTTCAGCAGGCCGCGGGCCGCGCGCTGTTCGGTCGGGTACCGGAACTTGCCGCAGTGGCAGGCGCTCCGAATTCGCTTCCCTCGGATACCGGGCGGCAGGTCCAGGTGGCCAACGAAGTATTCGAAGACCGCGCGGCCAACCTCGTGCCATCCGGGCATGCCCCACCCGGCGGGGCGCAGGACGTAGAACCGGCGGGGGCGGCGGCGCACCTTGTGGGTGACCATGACCGCCGCGTCGTCCCGGATGCCCTCGACGCGGGCCGCAGCGGAATCGACATCGGTCGAGACCTGCCAGCCGTCGGCGCTCAGCAGCAGGCCGAACTCCGCTGCGGTCTCCTGCGGGGTGTTGGCGCCCATCACGCCTCCCCCGCCGTCTCGACGGTGAACGCGATGACCACGGCGTCGTCGGCGACGTGGAACGTGAGCGCGTTGCCGGACAGGACGGCGTCGCTGGCGAGCCCGTGCGCCTCGCGGTAGACGGCGGTGGCCGCACCCCACGCCTTGCTGATCTCCTCAACTGCGGCACCCCAGGGCTCAGCAGCGGGGACGGACCGGCGGTGGACGGTGGACTTGCTGACGGTGTGCTCGAAGTCGGCCATCAGACGGCGCTCCCGTCCGCCTCGGCGTCGGCCTTCGCGGCGTCAGCGATGACCTGCAACTGGGCGATCAGCGCGGGGATGTCGGCGAGCAGCACGCTGGAGCCGTTGGGGCTGGTGCGGAAGTACACGCCCGAACCGTGGCCGGGCACGAACGCGGTGGTGATGAGCAGCTTGTCGCCGTCGACATCGGTGTGCGTGAACCGGTCGGGGTGGCCGGAGTCGGAGAGGATGACAACAGACATACGGGACATTGCGGCGGTTCCTTTCAGGCGGCGGGTGGGCGGTTCTGGGTGGCGGCGCGGATGTGGAGCTGGGCAACGAGGTCTTCGAGGCCGACCGGGTCCTTTGGCGGCAGTGGCGGCTGCGGGCCGGCCTGTATGCCCCACGAGCAGGTCCAGGTGTGGCCGCAGGCGGGGCAGCGATAAGCGGCGATGAGACCGCCGTCTCCGTCGGGGACCGCCATGGCAGGGCGGGCGACGGTGCGGGTGATGCGGAGGCAGTTCTCGCACGTGTCGGAGTACGGGGCGTAGGTCACCAGATCGCTCCCGTCTGCGAGAGCCCGGTGAACTGGTCGGTGTCGATGGGCGTGTACGCCTCCCAGGGCCAGTGCTCGCCCTGCTTGATGAACTCGGGCCACGCGCGCTCGTCGCGCATCCCGCGCCAGGGCAGGAACCGCCGGCCGCGGGCGCCGTCAGCGTTGGACGCGGACTTCTCGTCCTCGACGGGGCGCAGCCCGAAGCCGAACTCGGGCCAGCGCATCCACAAGCTGGAGCCGAGAGGGCGGAGGTTGCGGTGCGCGGATTGGCCGTTGTGGTGCGGGGCGTGGGCTTCCATGAGGACGGCGCAGTTGGCGGTGGCGCGGGCTTCGTCGATGACGGCGGAGACCTTGCGGGCCAGTTCCTCGGAGTTGGGGTCGCCAGCGTGGAGCCGGTAGATCGGCCCGATGATCAACAGTTCGGGCTTGAGCTTTTCGACGCGCCGCATGAGCCAGGCACGGTCGGCAGGCCGGGTGAGGTCCAAGCCTTCGGGGCGGCATTCGATGTGGAACATGCCGCGCTGCAGCGGTCGGTTGACCTTCGCGGCGGCGTCGAGGAGGGGGCGGAACTTGCGGCGGGAGACGGGGGCGCCGTTCTCGCAGTCGAGGACGAGGACGCGGTGGGGGTCGACGTACTGCGTGGTCCGGAACGGGTGAAGTCCGGCGGCGATGGTGACAGCGATCTGCCGCAGGAGCGTGCTCTTGCCGCCACCTTCGCTCGCGGTGAGGACGAGCCGGTCGCCGTACTCCAGCAGGTCGGGGATCAGCCAGTTGTACGTGTCCTCAACGGCAACGAAGTCGAGGAGATCCAGCGTCGGCAGGTCGCTGTTGGCCTGGCCGCGGTCGCGGATTTCGCGGGCGCGGGCAACCGCCCGTTCGACGAGAGCGAAGGTTTCGCCGCTGTTGACGTAGGCGGTCTCTGCGGTTTCGATGCCGTGCTCGACGAGGGAGCGGCGCAGGGCCCGGTCGACGACGATCTCGGCGTACTCGGTGGCGTTGAAGACTCCCTGGCCGACGGTGGCGAGGGTGTGCAGGTACGGGATGCCGCCTACGAGTCCGAGGGTGCCTTCGTCGGCGAGGTACTTCGCGAGGGTGATGGGGTCGACGCGCTGGCCGGCGGCGTGCATGGCGGCCATGGCGTTGTGAATCGTGGTGTGGGCCGGGCGGTAGTAGTCGGCGCCTTGAACGGCTTCGAGCGCGCCTTGGAGGACGCGGACGCTGTAGTAGCAGGCGCCGAGGAGACCCTGCTCGGCGCCGAGGTCGTTGGGGGGTACCCGATTGATGTGCTGCTCGTCGTCGAAGGCCATCAGAAAACGCCCCGCTCGGTGTTGGCCTCGTAGCCGGGTGTGGGCTTGACGCGCTGGACGATGTCGGCGGGCATGACGCGCCGGGTGGTGGCCCGGTAGTGGGCGGTGAGTGCGGCGATGGCATCAGCGAGGGGGATGTCGGCAAGGACCATCTGCCACGCCTGGACGTCGGCGTCGCCAATGGTGCGCTGGTCGATGCCGGCGGCGACGGCGAGGAGTTGGGCTGCCTCGGAGCGGGTCACGCTGACTCCTGGGGTTTGGTCGGGGCGGCTTCGAGGGCGGCGCGTTCCTCTTCGGCGCGGTACTTCGCGGCGAGGGCGAGGCCGGCGGCGACGCGTTCGTCGGTGGTGGACGGGCGCAGCTGGGTGACGTTGTTGGGCTTGCGGATCTCGTGGAAGGCGAACTGGAGGGTGCCGGGGGTGACGGGCTTGCTCGATTCGCCGATGCGAATGAGCGCCTCCCAGAGCTCGTCCGGGTCGGTGCGGTTGGCGATCGTGTCGGCGATCACCTGGCGGACCGGCTTGAGTCGGTAAGAGTTGCCGCGGGCGAAGCGGTCCATGAACGCGGCCGCCATGCGGTCTGGAATCCCCTCGCCGGTCACTACGGCGCCAGGTGCAGTCGTCGATGCAGGCGCGCCAGCGGGGGGTTTAACCCCTTGCTCCCTTGCTCCCTTGCTCCCTTGCTCAGGGGCGAAAGAATCCCGAGCGGTTCCGGAGCTGTTCGCGAAAGAATCCGGAGCGCTCTCGTACACGCCATGACCTGCGGGTTCGTCTACCCACGGCTCCCCGGGCACGCCTTCAACGTTGGTCGTGCCCACGTCAGACGCGGAGGCGTCAAAAGTGGCCTGCGGAGCCCCTCCAGAAGGGGTCTGGGAGGCCGCTGGGAGACCTTCCGGGAAGCTCTCGAATCCTTCGCGAGACTTTCGCGAGCGATTCCGGAGACGCTGCGGGTTCTTCGCACGCCACGCCTTGAAGTCCTCCGGCTCGTCGTCCGGGCACGGCGGGACCTTCGACCGCGTCGGGTGAGACGGCTTCTGGTGCTCGCGCCAGTTCGGGGCGTGAAGGTATTGCCGGCCGTCCACCTCGTAGCGGCACAGCGGCCCCGCGTCGGCGATCAGCTCCAGCCAGGCGTCAACGCGCTCGGGCGTGATGTCCCGGTCGCGCGGGAAGCAGTCGGAGGCGATGAGCAGTTCGTCGTCAACGCCGCGGCCGTAGTCGTCGAGGTAGCCCCACAGCAGGATGAAGAAGTACCGGACCTCCCGCGGCCACATCGACACCGTGATCGACGTGCGCATCTCCGGCTTGATCGAACGGATGCGCGCCATCAGTTCTTGCTCCCGTCGAACGGGAGGGCTGCGGCGAACAGCGCAGAGAGCTGGTGCGGCATGTTCCAGTAGATGTCGGCTTCCTGTACCGCACCGGCGGAGATCGCGGCGTTCAGGGCATCGCCGGTGCGGTATACGCAGTCCGCGAGCCGCTCAAGCTGAGCGCGGAATTTGCGCTCCTCGCCCGCCTCCGGCCAGCGGCCAGCCGACCCGTAGAAGGCGCGCTTCCATGCATCGGTCGCCCGCTCGATGGTGGGGTGGATATCGAGCGCACGCAGGGTCTTGCCGGGGATGCCGTAGTGAGGCGCGGTCGAACGGTGGTACCCGGCAACGAACGCCGCAGTCTTCACCTCGGGGAGGCCGACGCCGGCAGCGAAGAGCCGTTCGCAGGTCTCCCAGAAAGGGGTGAAGGCCTCGTTCGGGGGGACCTCTCCAGTTGCCGTCCACGCGTTCTGCCAGTTGATGTACGCACGGAACTGCTCGTCGCGCGCGAGCCCCTCGAAGCCCTCGTCGATGCTGGATTGGCCGAAGTAGGCGGCCTGGCGGCTGGCGCGCACGATGTCCTCGGCTTCGCGCTCGGCCGCATACGAGGCAAGCGCAGTACGTACCAGTTCCTTATGCTGATCGGGCTGCGGATCTTCGCCCGTAACTTCCGTCCACACAGCCAGGACGACAGCCACTATGGCGTCGGCGGTGGAGTCTCGGGGAGCGGCGGTCGACGCGCTCGCACCGACCAACCGTCGGGCTTCGTGCTGGATGACCGTGACCTGGTTCCAGGCGATGCCGCAGCAGTACTTGAACTTGCTCTCATGCTTGACCTTCTTGTTGCCCATGGACGCGTCGACGATCTCGGCCCACGCCCAGTCGGGCAGACCGGCGACACGGAAGCGTTCGAGGCCGGCCTTCCAGTCGCTGGGGAGCTCGATCTTCTTGCGGTCGTCGCCTTCGCCGTAGCCCCAGCGGTTCCACTCGCTGACGAACACTTCGCGGTAGGCGACCTTCGGTTCGTCCTGGCGGAGGAGCACATCGGCTGCCTGCTCCATGGCCGCGGCCCACCGGAGTGCACCATCGGCCACGTCGGCGACGAGCGTGGCGTCGGGCGAGCTGGAGGTCTTTCCGGCGTTGCAGTCGTGGCAGGACGTCGCCAGGTTGGTCGGGTCGTCGCTTCCCCCGAGCGCCACGGGCGTGACGTGATCTACGCGCAGCGGTACGTCGGGCGCCTTGGCGCCGCAGTACCGGCAGGTGTAGTTGTCCCGCCGCAGGATCTCGTAGCGGAGGCGCTTGGAGACGGCCATCGGTTCTTCTTTCGGTTGCGCTCGGGCAGGTCTGGGTGTCGCGGTCTGGCGTTGCCGGGTGCGCTCCGCCATACTACTTTAAAGATTGGCAATATTGGAAGGATTGGCCATGACTTACACTCTGTTCATGCCTGCTGACCAGGGGATCCGGATCGCCGAAGACGGCGTCGCCGAGGTGTCCATGACCGAGGCCCGTGCGAACCTGACGCCCCTGCTGCGCGGCGTGCGGTACGGCGCGGGCGTAGGCGCCTTCACCGAGCGCGGCGAACGCAGCGCTTACGTGGTCACGCCCGAGCTCTACGACCAGGCCAAGCAGGACCGGCGCGCCCTGGAATCGCTGTCGAAAGCGTTCGAGGGGCTGGATCCGGAAGAGGTGCCCGGCTTTCTGGTCCGTTGGTACAGCGAGATGACTGGCTCCGACTGACCTCACCGCTCCCCCTCCCCGCGGTTCCGCTCAGCTCCGGGACCGGCCACGACCTCGGCCCGCCCCAGCAGCGCGGCCGGCGTGTGCCGCTCGCATCGGTGGCCGCTGACGAAGTACCGGACCCCGCCCACCTCGCGGCAGTACCGGTCCCCCACCCAGCGCGAGCACGAGCCGTCCGTGGGCCTGGTGGCGGCCGGGGGCGTTGTCGGTTCAGCCATCGGTCCGCCCCCTGTCGCAGCAGGGCGGGTTGTCGAACGTGTCGACCAGCCGCAGGCCGGTGAACGGCAGGTACCGCTGAGTCCGTTCGGCGTAGGCGATCTCGATGTTGACCGTGGCGATGTACCAGCTCAGCGGGACGATCTCGTGGCCGTGCATCTGCTGGCGGTAGACCCGGGACAGGTCGGCGTCCGCGATGAGGTCGCTCTGGATGAGGCGGACAGTGAAGATGCCGGTGCCGGCGAACGGGTCGAGAATCTGTACGCGTTCGTCGGCAAGGCCGCAGCGGTGGCTCTTGCGGAGCGCCTGGTCGGTGCCGCGGAGGATGAAGTCGACGACCTCAACTGGGGTGAAGACGATGCCGTGCCGGTCGGCGACTCGCGGGAGCGCGGTTCGGAAGAAGTGCTCGTACAGCGCGGTGATGAGGGGCTGGCGTTCCGCGTGGTTGGTGACGGCCGCTGCCCGGTCTGCCGCCTGCCGGTAGAGGCCGTCCAGGGGCGCTGTGTCTGCGTCGCTGATGGTGGCTTCGAGGATCTGGAGCGGGCCGGCGAGGGCGCGGCTGATGCGGGTCTGCGCGACGAACGGGTACGGCCGGGTAAATAGCGCGTCGAACAGCGGCTTTGTCAGGGCGTGTTGGACGAGCAGGTCCATGCAGTCGTCGCGGGTGACGTGTGCTCCGGCGATGGCGCGCAGGTCCCGCAGTTGGCGCCGGGCGGGGCGGGCGTCTACGCGGCGCGTCATGCCACGACCTGCTCGCGGTGGTTGGCGCAGGCGTCGCAGTAGGGCGCGCCATTGGCGAGCAGGCGTCCGTGGACGGCCTGGTCGTGGCCTCGCTTGCAGATGGGCGGCGGTGGCGGCAAGCCTTTGTCGGCCCGGATCTGTGCCCGGGTGCGGGCCCGCCCGGCGGCGTCGTCCACGTGTTCCGGGGCCACGCACCGGAACGCCGGGCAGGTTGCGCGCACCGATCCCTCGGGGTCGCGCCCGGTGCGGATGCGGAACGCCACGGCGGCGGGGCTGTAGGTCTGACCGCCGCGGCGCAGTACGTACCCGCCGACCCACTTCAGGTGGCCGCCGGGGATCGGCCGGGTGCGTGCGGCCCACGCCTTCTGGATGCTCGCGGTGACCGGACCGCGGGGGCGGCTCATGCCGCGGCCTGCCCGTCGTCGGCGGGGTAGTCGCGCAGGGCCTCGTTGACGTAGGAGGCGGACCGGCGGAGTCGGAGCGCGACCTGCTCCTTGTTCAACCCGCCGACGGTCATGAGCCAGCGGGCGTCGTCGGCGATCTGCTGGCGCCGGGTGACGCCGTAGTCCGGCTCGAATCCGGCGTCGTCGATGGGATGGTCGGGGTCGTCCCAGTACTTGGGCGGCGCCCAGTGGGCGAGCGCGGCGCGGTTCCTGGCCCTCTGGGCATGTGACTTGGTGACGCCGTGCTTCTCGGGCCGCTTGCGGCGGAGTTCGTCGTAGGTCTTGGCGATGGCGTTGGCGGTGGCCACGTAGACGCGGGCGCGTCCTTCGAGGTGGTGAGCGTTCGCTGCCTGGAGTCCGGCGTGGACAGCGATGTGCCGGGTGGGCCAGCCGAGTGCGGCGAGGGCTTGTACGCGGCGGAGCGTTCCGGTGGCGTCGATGCGGCCCGTAGTGCGGTCGCCGAGGGTGACTGCGAGGATCTTCGCCTCGGTGGTGGGCGTGGTGCGCTGGCGTCGGCCGCGGCCCTGCGAGGGGATGGGGCGGACGAATTCGAGGATGGACTGGGTGGTGAGTCCTGCCGCTACCGCGACGGCGGCGCACGACATACCGGCGTGCTGGAGGCGGAGGATGTGGCGGCGGGCGGGTTCGGCGTCGATGAGCCGGTCGTAGGTGCCGAGGCGGCGGGCCTGGAGGCGTTCCCGATTGCGGACGTTGTACCGCTCGACGCATGCGGGGCGGCGGCAGCGGTAGTCGGTGTAGCAAGTGAGGTTGTCGTGGTGCGGCGCAGGCTTGGTCGCGGTGGTCACTGGTCTCCTCTCGGGCTGTTCGGCCAGATGTCGCGGACCTGCTGGAGCAGGTCGTCGTCGGTGCCGCGGCGGTCGTCGCGCAGGTCGGGTTGTAGTTGCGGCTGGGGCGCTTCGTGCACGGCGTCGGCGAGCGCGGTCCACCCGTCCTCGTCGGCCGGCAGCAGCGGCACGGTTCGGGTGCTCCGTCGCCAGGCCCGTTCGGCCCGCAGGTCGTCGGCGAAGTGAAGGGCCGCGCGAACCGCCACGCCCGCGCCGAGTACCGCCAGGCCGAGCACGACGATGGCGACCATGCCGAGGACGGTGGCGGCCAGCGCCTGGTGGTCGAGGCTCACGTCCGCCTCCGGTGCTCGCGGCCGGACAGGAGGAACGCGACGGTGAGGAGGATCAGGCCGGCAGCGGACAGGGCGGTGGCGTACAGCAGCCAGCGGGTCTCGGGGTTCATGCAGCCCGCACCTCCCTGACCGGCACTCCGGCCTTGCGGGCGGCCTTGATGCAGTGGGTGACGCCGTGGGAGTCGTGCGGCTTGGGCTCGGTGCAGCGGGTGCTGGCGCAGCCGTCGATGAAGGCGAGGGCGATCAGCGGCCCGGCGTCGACCATGTCCTGGTTGCGGCGGTGGCCGGCGGTGGGGCAGTACGTGCGGTCGTGAGCCTGCTTGCGGTGGCCGGGCGGGCAGTTGGGTGCGCAGTGCTCCCAGCGGGCGGGCGTCGGCTGGTGGCCAACGCCGTGCTCGCGGTTGGCCTTTGCCCAGTCGGCGGCGATGCTGTCCGCGCCGGACGCT